GCCAAGAAAGCCAGCGCCGCTCGTATTGGAACCGCCAACGTTACCCGCCACAGCACAGCCGTTAATAGCAAACGAACCCTGACCGACTGCCGGAGCGTTGCGTACATGCTGCTCATTCACCGACAGCGTATTGCCGCCACTCGATGAGTTTGCATTTGCATCCGCATCAGCCTGACCACCGGACGCGAGATTCTGGTTGGTATTGCTGTTACTGTTGATACCGATACTCTTCGCATCCGAGGATGCCTGTGCGCCCGCTACTGCACCCGCCAGCGCGGCAGCGCCTGACACACTCGTTGCATCGGCCTTGGGTGCTGGCGTTTTCGGGGGCTGCGACGTAGCGACAGCCGCCGAAGCAGCCAGCAATGAGACCACAAGAAAAAACGACTTCATCTTCTTCTCCTATTTGCAATGGCCCAGTGTCGGGCCGTAGTTAACTTCAACATCAATCGGCAGGTCAGGTGCCCACTCAGGAGGCGCGCGCATGATCGCAGTGATCTCGCGCGCGTACTCGTCAGCGTGCGCTTTCGGTACAACATAGTCAAGCTCGTCGTGCTGTTGAAGAACGGGGTTAAGCTCAAGCGTGTGTGCAATCTTCAGCATGTGCTCCATGATTACGATGCGTGATAACGCTTGCACGACATTCTCGGTAGCCTTGCCGCCCCATAACGTGCGGACTTCCTCAGCAAAGCGGTATACAAAACCTTCGTAGTTCCGGAATTTTCCGCTTAGCTCCCCTGCCAACACGTATCTCAAATCCGGATATTGGATCGACATGCCGTTGGGAAGCACGATGCACTTAGACGAGATCGATACAGGACCGATCTTGACACGTCCGCCAGATCTCACCGTGTCGTTCAACGCTTTGTCAAAGCGCCGCCAGAGCATGGGAATTTCCTGATACGTCTCGCGATACACCGTGACCATGCGCTGACAAGCCACATGATCGTAAATCATACCGTCTTTGCGAAGCGTGTCCCGAAGTTTGTCAGCCCCCATGCCATAGCCAAGACCGAGAATGCAGGTCTTGCCAACAAAACGTCGCGCCTTGTCTTCTGGCGAGCGATCTTTAACCGTTTCAATCCTGAACACACGCGTAGCAAACTCAGAGTAGATATCGCGCTTCTCGCGAAATGCTTGAAGAAGCCCAAGCGCACAAGCGAGCCACGCCGTCATACGCGCTTCAATCTGTGCGAGATCGGCGGCGAGCACCACGTGATTCTTGGGGGCTTTCACGCCAAAGCGCATATGGCTCTTGTCAACGCGCGGAAAGTTCTGCGCGTTAATATTTTCCGCCCCACCGTATCGTCCGGTATGCGCGTTGTAATACAGCAGGGGCACGCGAAGCCATCGATGCTTGAGCCCGATATCCAGCAATCGTGTGTATCGTGAAACTTCAAGCGTTGACTTCACGCCTACACGTGCTGCAAGTAGCGCTCCAATTACCGGGTCGTCTGCGTACTCTTCTTCAAGTTCCTTGAAACCGGGGTCATTCTTAGCTAGCGCAGGCATGGCTTCGCCTGTCGTGATCGACCTCTTCATCGGTACTTCGATGCCATACGATTCTAGAATCTTGGCAAACTTTGCGTTGGAAGACAAATCGCTCGCGCCGAGCCCGTTAGGTAACGCAGCGATCTGTGCTTCTTTGCGTGCCACGACAGCTGCCAATTCTTCCGACATGACGTTGGTGTCGATGAGTAAACGCGGTTGCAAGTACATGCGTAACGTCAAATCGATGATCTTTAACTCACTTACTGGCAAAGTTGATGCGAGATGTTTAAAGAGCTTGAACTCATTCTCGCAATCATTCATGCAGTACGAGCTATAGGCGGCCCATTCGGCAGAAGTGAGTGACTGTCGCGTTCGTCCTTTCATGTCATTGACGGTCGTACCTTTCACGCCAAGCCCAGTGAGCTTCATACACGAGTCGAGCGAGAGTGAACGAGTGTAGGGTTTGAAAAACGGCGCTGCCATGAAGCGCGTGCATATGAGCATCTTCGGAAGCTTACCAAAGTGCTTTTGCAGTACGAGACCGTCAAACATCATGTTGTGAGCGATGACGCAACCATCCCAAAGACCGATGCGATCAAAGCGTTCGCGCAGAATTTCGACGCCGCCTTTCGCCCAGTAGGCAGGTTCATTGCCGATTTTAATTCCTGCCATGATGACGTCGAAACGAGGATCTGCAACGTAGTCTTCAGTGCTCATTTTGCTGAGACTGTAGTCGTTGTCGTAGTACGTTTCAAAGTCAAGAACGAACAGCTTCACTTTTTCTGCCTCCGCCGCTCGCTACACACGGCAGACTTCCAGACTTAGTACGCCATCCACCAATTGGGGCGCTAATACGCAACCTTCGCGCCGTCTGCTGAAATCGCTGGAAGTCGGTTAATTTCTTAACTCGCAGCGGGGTGTGCGGACAGTGGCCCCGAAGCCGTGCACTCTTCGACCGGATCATAGGTCGCGGCGAAGATGTCCGGCTTACAAGGGTAAAACTCGCCTTTTACGCCTCGGATGATGAAGTCTCCAAACTTCGCGCCCATCGTGCCTTCAAGCGTTTCGATGGTCATGCCGACTACCGCGCGCAGCGGGGGTTTGATCCAGTGCTTGCCACCGCACCACGCTTGAACCTCTGCAAAGCTCTCATGGGTAAGCTGCATCGCTTCAATTACGACAGGCTTCTTTCGGTACTTCATGATCCCTCCGCGAGCAGGTGACCCGCTCATACTGACAGTCCTACGGCCAAACCAGATTCTCGTGCGTGTGAACCGGTCCATCAACGGTTCGTCAGAAGTGATTACAATACATCACACCCCCGCCAGCCCGTAACGACGCAAATCGGCGCGGACGTTCTGCACTGCTCGCTGATCACTCGGTGTTGCTGCGGTGAAAACACACTTGCCTTGCGGCGATTGCCACCGCAAGTGGCCTCTGCTAGTACAGGTTATGTGCCAGCCCTGCTGCAGCGCCGCGTCAGCAAAAGTACGAAAGTCACGCGGGATCTTTAGTGCGTTCATGATAACGCTCGCCACTTCTTCGGCATATCGACAACGCGACCGAGCTTGCCGCGCTCCATGACGGCATTAGCGGCTATCCACGCGGCGTTCCAGCGGGTAGTGCACCAGAACTTCATCGGCTGTAGCGTCGCCTGCGGATGCTGGAACGCCCATTGATTGGACGGACGCATCGCCGTGTAGACGTCGTTGAAGACGCTACGCGCGAGATTCGACCAACGGTTCCACGTAACCTTCGGGACTTTGTAGCGGTTCTTGACAGGGCGACCTATGTTCATGACTAACTCCGGTTAAACGATAGAGTCAAACTAGCCCATGATTGCGCGTAAGTCAAGATGCTCGCGAAGACAAAAAGAAAGCCCCCAAGCCGAAGCTTAGGGGCTTTAATCACACGCGCGTGTGAAACGCTGATTAGTTGTAATAGAACAGTTTGAAGGCTTCCTCGTTGTTAGGAAGATCGCTCGCCATTAGCAACGTCGTCGCAAGCGTATTGAATTCTTCGCGCAGCGCTTTAGCGTTAGCGCTGTCAGTAAGTATTTCGGGAAGCCGCACATTACGTCGTACCTTGACTTTATTGGTGGGCTTCCAGCTGCGCGGAAGTACAGCAAAAATCTCGGGCCAGATTGAGTACACGTATTTGATCTTAACTCGGCTATGCGTTTTGCAAAATATTTGGTGAAGACAACTCCGCAAACCGCAAACCTGATTGAAAACGCTGTACACATTCTCCAACCACTCTCTCATTGCAATAAACATGTCAGATGGCAAGTCGTTGTTGATGTGAATAGCCTTGCCTTGTTTTCCGTGGAGAAGAACCTCGCCATACCAATACACCATGCGTGTGCGGCCCTCCGTTTTGTAGATTAGCCGAGACATAGAGTCCGTTTGGAATATATTCTCGTACTCAGGTTGTTTGAGCAGCTTTGATAGCGCGTCGTAGTAACGTGGATCAGGCACTGTAGCTCGATGCAGTTCGTAACGCGTGTAAGGAGGTGGCGACACGGCATATACGTACTTTTTAAACTCCGCATTCAGAAAATTATCGCTCAAAAATTTGCGCGCCTCTTCGAGCTCAATGTATTCGCTTTCCATGTTATTCCCCGTGTACCTGTTTTTATAACGATTTCTTACGATTCAAGTCGAACAGTAGGAAGTTTTTCAGGCAGCATCTCAGCTTCTGCCACATAAGTCTCAAGTTGCTCGATCAACTGAGGTCTGATCAGCTGCAAGATACGCGGCTTGTTCCCCGCAGCAGGTCGCGAAGCCGCTGGCAGTTCGGCAATGCGTGCGAGCGTAGGAGTAGCAAACCACAAGTCTCCAAACGTCAAGGTACTACAGTTTTTCATATCGCCAATAATCTCGTTGATGAGGTTTTCGTGCTGGTCACGTATAGTCAAACTCCGCTGCACCCATCGATACATCTGCGTATCCATCGGATCGCTACTCGGTAAGATGAACTCATCACCGCCGCGCAGCGGGCAAGGGCGTGGCTCTTCAAGCGTGATAATCACTGCTGCGCTACTGCCACGCACGCGGATACAAATCTCGCTAGTCATTTTGCTGAATAGCCGGTTGAAATTGATTATTTGTACTTCTGCGCTGTGTGGAATCATCATGATGGGGATGTTCGACGGAAGACAAGCGTTGTACAACTCCATCGCTGTATACGGCGCAATGTTGAGATGCTGCCGTCGCCGCAAAAAGGCGGTTAGCGCTGTGGATATATTGAAGTACGATATCTTCCGGAGTTTCGTGTTCGCCAGAATTTTCCGACGTATAGCGCTCTTCGGTAAATTACGAATAACTGCCTTGCGTGTCATGTTATTTACCTACCTTAATTTGGATGCTCTCGCCCCACGTTGCCTTCCGCTCGTTCGTGACGCACCAGATGACTGAATACGTCGGCGGAAGCTTTGGGTACTCGCCATGCAGATCCGTGAAATAGATCAGCACAGAAGGAATGATGCCTTCATTGTCGCACCACTCGAACGCAGGAATGAAGCTTGTACCACCGCCACCAACAATTTTCGGGGGGTGCTGACGCAAATCATGCCCCGAATCAAGTCGCTCGACACTATTAACGTGCGCATCGATGCTGAGTACCCACACCGTTTCCGGGTTGCAGTCATCGATTATAGACGCTAGCTCGCCAAAGAACGTATTGAGCTCGGCTTCGCTGATCGAGCCCGAAGTATCAACGGCCACAACGATTTCGCCCGCTCCAAACCCGCGATTGCGGGGATAGAACAGGCGCTGCGTAATAAGCCGACGACGATGTGGCGAGCCCCACGATTTAATGTCGCGTGTTGCTACACGAATCACGTGAAATCGCAACTTCTCCTGCCATAAGATTTGAGGGTTGAGGAACTCCGTGACAAACCGTTCCAGCGCCTCAGGCATTTTGTCGACAGCTTTGGCAGCAATATATGCAGACTTTATAGCCCGCCTCCATTCCGCCTCCTGTACCTTGGTTGCCGGAAAAATGTGTTTGTCGAGCACCTTTTCTTCCATGTCTTTAACGGCATTGGACTCGTTGCTTTCATTGCTATTGGCACTGTTGCTGTTGACATTGTTGCCGTTGGCACTATTGCTGTTGGCACTGTTGTTCTTAGCACTGCTACCCTCGATACTGTTGCTGTTATTCTGCTGGGGTTGCTTCGAAAGTTGAGGCGGAAACTCCTTCTCAAGCTCACGGTAAACGTCATCGACGTTCATCGTGTGCTTATATTTCGGCGACCAGAGCCACCCCGGCCCAAGCTCGCCGATATTGCACGCCTTCAACATGTCGTTGATGACGAAGTCACCTGCAATGTTGTAGAGCGCAGGACGGAACGGGCGGCCTTCGAAACCCATGTCGGAAAACACTTTGCCGCGCTCAAAGTGCATCCACATAGCATGCGCGATTTCATGGCACATAGCTGCATAAGCTTGTAGCAAGGGCAAAGCGCCGAAGAACGACTCGTTGATGTAAATTGTTTTGCCGTCAGTGCCGAGCGTCGGAATCTCCGCATCGTCACCGGGGAGCAGTTTGATCTCCATCATGTCGTACAGCAGCGATGCAAAAAACGGCGAGTACATGAGCATTGCCGTCTTGATTTCCGACAGCCGCTGCTTGCCGGAAACAGCCTGAGTGATAATAGTCATTGTAGTTCCTTCATGTAACGATTTAGGATTAGCTTACACCGTGCAATGCGAGAGTCGTCGAATGGTTGCGGGGCCACGCACTGTGCGAACGCCTGTTTATCTCTGACGTTTTTGATTGCGTGGCTAATGTTGGCAAGATTCACCGCCAGAATGATGCCGAGCAGCGCGATGAGTAAGTTCCTCATGTCAACGCCTCCTTCTGCATTATCTCGACGATAGACTGAGCGTATGCAGCTACGCGCTTGCGCGTTTCGTGCTGCTTGCGGAGCGTCTCGACGTCGTGCACGGTCAAGTATCGCTCAATCTGTGTACGCACACGCTCAACACGCAAGTCATTCATGACGTTGAGGTGCTTGGCAAGTCGCGCCGTCTCGCGTACATTCTCGACAAGCGTGTAATGAAACACCTTATCCGTACTCGACAATCGTTCGGCCATCCTGCTGACCGCTTCATACATACGTGTCCAGACATCGGCCATCGCGTTCGCCATCATCTTCTTAGTTTTGTTGTTTAAATGGCGCGCAAGCGCCTCCAGCTGCTGTTGCGGCAGGCCCTTAAAATCCGATCCTGTCGGGATGGGCTGAAAGTCAAACGACAAGTCGAAGTGATGCTGGATGACATCCACTGCCGGATACTCGCGCGGATCAAAACGCTTACCGAGCTTGGCTCGTGCACGCTCAATGAGCGAAGGATATGCAGGCACGAACGCGGCAATTGCCTTATTCATGTTGTTCTTGCATTCGGCCATTGCCTCGGTGTACTCGAAGAACATGGAGTTCGGCAGGATGCGCGCACCGGATCGGCGACCGACGTCGTCGAGCCCAGTTGTAGACCACGGGAGTGTCATGGTGTAGTGCCGTGCGCGCGCGTCGTCCAACGCTTTGTGAATGGCCTTGAGCGTTTCGTCGGCACCTACCAGCAAACGCTTGTGAGTGTCGAACGCCTCGGCCACGGCATCATTGGCCCGCGCAGCGTCCTTGCTGGCCTGTCGATCCTTGGCCTTAGCGTGCCAACGCTTCGTCGTCAACGTCACCAGCTGACCAAAATTGCGCACATCCACAACTTCGCCAAGCGACTCAGCGTCGAACGTCGGAATCGGAATGCGCGTGGTATCGACGGGAGTATCAGTGAACACGTGCTGCGTGATGACGGGCTCGGGTTCCTCGTTTGCTTGTGCGATGGCTTCGGCCATCACTTGTGGAACTTCAGGGTCCTTGGCCTGAATCCAGTTTGCCGCAACCGACATTGGCTTGGGCTCAGGCTTGGGCTCAGGTACCAGCGAAGGTGCGGGACTCTTACCGTCGAGGATTTCATTAATCATCGACTCGATGTCGTTAAAAGTGTTCATTTTATTTCCTTTTCACACGTGCGTGTGAGTGATATTACTTACGGGAGACCATGGCAGCGGCAAGCACGAGATCCTTGTTCTCGCGAATCCACTGTTGGTATTCAGGCTTGGTCAGCAGCGATCGGGCCTTTGCAAACACAGTACGCAAGCCAACAACCTGATATTCCTTGGGCATGCGAATGAGGTACTCAAACGCCTTAAGTCCGGTTTCTTCGGTCACGCAATGTGCCAGCATTTGCACCGCCGCATACGCAGCATCCGGACGATCAGGCACTGGCGTTCGCTTAGGGTCGGCGATGATCTGCTCAAACGTAGGTAGCTGTTCTGCCACGCGCAGGAACGCCACAAACTCCGCACCCGCACCTTCACCAAGGTAGCCTTGTGCCACTTCGGTAAACAACGCCATATCCAGCTGCCCAATCAAGTAGCTGGTCTTGACGAGCGTGCGAGGAGTACAGAACGGACCTGATTTGTCAGGCACGCGATCTTGGAACACCACGCTCGGCTTGAATTTGGCAAACGCAATCGCCAGCGGATGTACGTTGGATTTCTCCGCCCACTCTACCCACGCATCAAGGTTAGGCTCAATACGCAGCAGCATTCGCCGATTGCTGATGAACGCCAACTCGCGCTGCACACCAGAGCGGTCAGTTTCACGGTTGCTGGCAGCGATGACAAACCACGTGATGGGGAGCGACGTTTCTCCCACGCGACCGTTGAGCAACAGTTCGGCAGCGGGTTTCTGTACGTCAACGGGTGCCTGACGGAACTCGTCGAGAAACACGATGCCGTACTTCGGTGCATCCTTACCCGGAGCCCATGGTGCGCGTGTAGTGCGCGTCACCGCGATGCCGTCTTCGTCGCGATCCGGCATGTGAAAACCCGCAACGTCAGGGGCTTCGCATGTAGACAAGAAGAACTCGATGAGCCCGACCGACTCACCCAGTTCTTTCGCGAGTCTTTCACGCAACTGATGTACGATGGACGACTTGCCGATGCCCGGACCCGACTCCAGCTCGATCGCAAAGCGCGTATTGCTGACGATTTGGGTCTTGAACGTGGTGACGATGATGTCAGCAGCTTGATTCAGATTCATGATGTGATTTCCTATGCGATTGTGATAACGACAAACTGCTCCTTGCGGGGCAATGAATTTAAATGGCGTGTCCTCCTTTGCGGGTCATGATCTAACCCGCTGATATAAGATTAAGTTGTAGAGCTAAACTGGCAATACGTTGAAATTTTGCTCCTGCGTTACGTATATGCGCGGCGGATACTTGGACTTGGTCATAACGATCTCTGCCGCAGCAAGAAGCATCACTTCGTCAGTGTGATGTTTCTCAGTTCTGAACATCACAGTGATATACTGCTTGCCTGCCATGATGCGCATGAGGAAGGGCACTCCATGTGTCGTGACGTTCTTAAACCTCTTCGCCATCGTGACGCTGCGTCGGACAACTTGAGGGTTCGAGTTCTCGCAGAACGAAACGTTGGCGATTGTGTACATGATGCGCATAAGTTCTGCTCCTTTCGGAGATCCACACGTCGGGCGCTTTCACACACACATTCGGGCGTATGTTTTGACCCTCCTGCGTCACAAGCTCGTGAAGGGCCGTGAAATACCTGATTGCCCAATTTTCATAAGCCATGCTACCGCTCGTTTCGACGTAGTCGACGTAGCGGTCAGCCATGGTCTCGGGATGTCAGGTTGGGGGGTTACTTGTGCATCCTGCTTTAATGCCGCGTTATAACGCATGCGCGCACGCTTGATGTACCACTCGGTCAGCCACTGTTTGTTGCGCAATGCCATGTAGTCGAGTACAGGTAAAGGATCACCTTCGGCTGCTTCAATGAGGATTTTTCGGTAAGACATGATTAGACCTCCTCAAGACCCAGTGTTTCGCGCAGCGCCTTGTCGTGCTGGAACAGCCACTCAATTCTTTTGCTGCGCGAGTTTCCATCTGTACGTAACCAGCGATGGATCGTGCGCGCCGCGCCGTCGTTCGGAACGTCCCAACGATCAACGCTCGACACAGGCCCGTTTTCGCCATAGGTACGAATACCAACAGGAATAGGCATTAGTTGGTACGGCGGGTTATAATCGGACATATCGAGCTTGATCTTGGTCGGCCCGATGTTCGGCAGTTGCACGTAGAACTCAAGTTCAAGCTGTGCATAGCTGTGCTCGCCAATGTAGCGCGAAGCGATCAAGACGTACTCGCCTTTAGCCACGATTACGGCGTCTTTGTAATCGCGGCTGGCCTTGTAGTCAAACGTCTCGGGAACATAGCTTGCATACTGACCTTTGATCGCGAGCGTATCGATCATTACAGGTTTATATGCATCAACGAGCGCGGTGATGTAAGCGCGCGCCATGTTCTTGCGGTAGTGATAGTTTTCCTCGCCATCCTTGTCGTAAGAACAAGGAATTTTATACGTCACGTGCTCGGCACCACGAAACGGACTGTGGATGATCCAAGGCAGTAGCTCGATGCTGCGCATCTCCACTGTCGATTCCCAGTACACGCGCATTCCGTTGGTAGGCAACTGTTGTACGATGGCGAGATGCTTCATGAGCTCCTCGCGCTGCTTGGTCTGCTCGCGTTCGAGTTCTTCCATTGACTTGATAATCATAGCTTGCTCCAGTTGTAGTCAGGGGGTTGCATCAACACAATTTCTCACGTTGCGCCAATCTTGCGCTCAGCGTAGTTGCTGACGTCTTGTCTGGAATCGAACGGACCGACAATGTACATGTTGCACGTGAAATTTTCGGCAACGACTGCGTATGCTCATGGTCGTTCTTCTGTCTTAGATGCCAGCGCCGCCAATACCTGTTGTGCCTGCGCGATGTCATGCGCCAACACAACAGCATACGTGCTGTCGATGGGTGATTCGGATTTGTTAATGCGTTTCTGTTCGATCAGCCATTCAGTTAACAACAGCGACAGGTGCGCATGCAGCCATTTGATAGTTTCAGGGTCGATGACGATGTTCATTGGTCAGTTCCTCGGGTTAATGGATCGAAAGTGATCCGGCATACCTCACCCCCAGCCCCCACAGAGCGGAGCTAGAACCCTGTTGGGCTTAAGGAGTGAGGTATGCCGCAGCACTTTGCATGCGCGATTCACACGGCGTGTGAAAGCGGCTGGCGTGATAACGCTGGGTCAGCGCACCGGTTTGGCAAGGCGCTTGGTACGAGCTATGCGGCGGGCATCCCCGGCAGTAGTGGAGATGCGGGCGAAGCCACGACGGTTGAGGGCGTGGTAGGTCGCGAGCCATTTGGCCGTTAATCCGGGAGCGGGGTTGTAGCCACCCTGCCGCAGCGCGCGTGAGACAAAAGGCCATTCCACGTGTGGGTATTCAAGCTGGAACATGCAGGGCTTGAAGCGTGGGTCGGGTAGGGCGCGGATGATGCGCGTGATGTAGCGAACGGCGCGGCGCGCATCGGGGTTGTGGGTTTTGGTGCTGAGGGCCTTGCGGTAGGCGCGCAGCGCGGTATGTAGGCATGCGGCCTGCAAGGGCGTGATCTTCACACGTACGTGTGAACAAACCGTGCTGTGTGGGTCAGCATTGGGTAGCAAAGAACCGTGACCGTTGCGCGTGAAAGGCTCATTGCCAAAATTGTCAGAGGGGCGCATAACGAATGGTACTCCAGATTGTCGGGGTTTTGAGGGTTAAACGCATTGAAGTATATCATATATTCATTGCTGAGAGTAGAGCCCCCAACATTTTGGGGGGTTGAGGGGTTGTGCGCGACCCCTTAAACCCTGCTTCTGCGCAACGCTCCGGGGGGGAGCATATGCTAGGTAATGAATATATGATATAGATATAGATAAATACATAGAGAATTAGCGGCATTTTCGTTTGCCGCTTTGTGTGTGCCCTCCCGCTCGCATTGGCAATGATGACTCGCTCTTGCATTTTTGCGCGTTTGCGTACGTGCCGTGATAACGCTTTTTTGGCGCAGCCTCCTCGCAAACTGCCATGTTTTGCGCAACTGTTGTTTCAAACAACCGATTATTTAAACAATTGATTGTTTAAATTATCGTGTTGGGAGATTTTTCGCTCGTGCAAGCCAAGAAAAAACCCCTCGGACCTTGCGGTCCGGGGGGTTTGACATTCACACGTGCGTGTGAAACGACTAGGCGATCTTGAGACCGAGCGACTCCGCGGCCTTGAGAATTGCGACGCGCTTCTCGCCACGCGAGTTTTCGAACCATGCTTTGAGCGCGCTCGCCGCGCGCTTGGCATAGTCGGCCTTGGTCGGCTCCGCGCGCTTACCTCGGATCTTATCGCTCACCATCTTCGCAGCATCCTTTATGCTCTTGCCCTTGCGAAGCAACGACGCAAGCGCAAATGCGTCATGTACTGTGATGCTGCCAGCGCTATCCTTCACGGCCTCAATCGCATCGCTCAAGCGATCGTATACCATGAGTGTTGTACGGTAGCGGCTCAGCACGTTGTCGCGTGTACGCGGCGCGAGGGCCTGTACACCATCGCTTCGCTTGACGTCGGCCATGATCGCATCAAGCGTTTCGCTGCTTATCGGCGCGCCTTTCGCGGCTTCCTGCGCGACACTGCAAATGCGCGCGAGGATCGTACCCGATGATCCGACTTCAACAACCGCAGCGTTTACAGCGCGTGCGATACGAGCGCGATCCGATGAATTAAGTGTGGCGTAGTTGATTTTTTCCTTGGACATGATGCTTAGCTCCTATGTTGTACGAGAGAACATCTCTCATATATCGCGTGTAAGGAAAGAATCACACGCGTGTGTGAAGATGATGGGATGCGGGGGCCGGTGGATCAGGCCACGGGGGGTGGGGGGTGGCGTACCCCCTTATCCCTTTCACCCCCACATCCTACAAAAATCACAACACACATACTTGACACACGATTCCTGCTTATGCTTTCATCCCCTCAACCTCCAAAACTCGCTTGCTACGCGCAAACGTAACAAAGCAAGGCGTTTATACCTGTTCCGCCACCAATTGCTTTGCCTAAAAAGCTCCTGAGCAAGTCCGCCAGAAATTTTTCTCTAAAAATAAAAAACTTGACGTATCGTGAATAATACACATACTACGCACATGATGCCGGGAAATACCCCAGTTCAGCTGGACATGCTCGACTCGCCCGAAGAGCTGGCGCTCTGGACGCGCAACAAAATTATGCACGATAAAGAGACCGTCAATGACACGACCCGGTCCGGCGCGTTGCACGCGCCACTGCAATACATCAAAACAGAAGAGCTGGCGGAATTCGAGATAGCCGTTATTCAGCTTAGCATGCCATTGCACGGGCTCTTGATTGGAGAGCTGACGTACCATAGGCGGGAGCACTGGCGGCTGCGCACCAAGCTCGCGGATCGGTGGGGGAAAATACGACTGCTGACGGCAATTACGGCCCTTGTGGCGTCGTGGGTGCTGATTTTCTTGGCAATCGAGTACTTGCGGAGGGTGTGGTGAACAGAAAAATGGTGAAAAAGCTGCGCAAGTTCGTGCGCAAGTTCGCGCGCAAGGTGGGGGCTGCGGGTGACGTAGTAGGAAAGTCGGAAATGGGAACGCAAATTTGCACGACACTGAAGAAAATCTGGCAGCACGAGCGGCTGCGTCTATACTTGACGACCGGCCGGCGGCCGGTCGAGGTCTGACGCTGCCTGAAGGAGGATCGATATGAACGACAAAATCTGCACGACACTGAAGAAAATCTGGCAGCATAGGCCGTGCGTGCATGGTTGGTGCCGCCTGCTGGTGCACCTTGGCAAAACCCGTCCGGACGACGAGCCGCTACCGCTGGTGACCGTGCTTGAATCCAACAATTTTAACGACGCGTTGTGGTGTCTGCGCACGGTCCCCGAGCACAGCAATCTTTGGCGGCACCTCGCAGCAGACTATGCGGAGCGGATTAAGTACCTGCTGATTGATCGGCGCAGCGTTGAGGCGCTGCGTGTCGCACGCGCGCACGCGGACGGGCTGGCGACGGACAAGCAGTTGGAGAGGGCGCATCGGCGTGCAGTTGACGCCGCGGACGCAATTGCAAACAAGGACCAAAACGTGCAGGCTGCGCAGCGGTGTGCCGCGTGGGTTGCGGAGGAGGTGGTGCGTAGGAAAATTTTTTTATTTCTGGGGAGCGTGGCGTATGATGCAACAATCGCAACATACTGTGATAAACGCACTGAATCTATAAAAGATGAAATGCGTACGTGGCAACATGAGCGGCTGCGTCTATACCTGACGACTGGTCGGCGGCCGGCAGATGCATGATGTTGCCTGAAGAGTCACGGCAATTTTATAAAGATTAAGCGAACGATTGCCTTCAATCCGCACCTGTTTATGGTCATCGAAGAAGCGCTTGAGTTCTCGGTGGCGCAGCGTCTCATGCTGGAGTAATTATGGCACGCCAATCTGTCAACGGCACGCGAGTGCATGTCATTCTTCCCAAGCCCCAGCGCGATCAGCTGGCGCGGCTTGCCACCCGTACGGGGATCTCGGTCTCCGAGCACCTGCGGCGCGCGGTCGATCACTACCTGCTCGCCACGGCCAACATCATTGGACGGAATACACGATGAAGATGGATTTTGGCAAAGCGCTGAATATGCTGCGCAACGGGAAGTTGTTGCGGCGGCGCGCGTGGGGCATGAGCGCCCACATCCTGCTTGTACCCGAGAGCGCCGATATGGGAGCAATGCTCGTCGAAGTTGCCTCGGGCACGCGTCCGGTCGCGTGGATGCCGCGCCACGAGGACCTTATGGCTGAGGACTGGGAGATCGCCTGAAAAAGAGCCCCCGGTGTACGGGGGCAGAGGGGGGAAGGTTGTCACAATCGCTCCTCAATTATAGTACAACCTTTGCTGGAATCAAGATGATCTACCCTCCGGTGCTCGATGAGTACGATACGCTGAATGCAGTGCTCGCGGGCAAATCCATTGCGCGGTACGGCGATGGCGAGTTCAAGATTGCCAAGGGTGGCGAGTGCGTTTCCCAAGCGCGCGATCCGAAGCTATCGATCGAACTGTCGCGCATTCTCGTCGAGCCCAACGCTGCGTGCATTATCGGCATTCCGACGATGGACCCGCGCGGACCGAAATATGCGAAGTGGGCGCGCTACGCGAACATCTACCCGCGCCAGCTGCATTCCAAGAAACAGTATTACTCGGCGTTTATTTCGCGCCCGGACTCGGCTCCATGGATCAATACCAAGGAGTTCTTCGACAAGATCGAGTCATTGTGGCGCGGAAAGAGCGTGACGCTCGTGGCGTGTGGCGAGCGTTCGTTGACGAAAGAGTTTCTGTACCAGACCGGCGCGTATGCGGTTAACTGGGTTCAGTGCAAGCGGCGCGACGCGTATGCGCAGATTAACGAGCTGCAGCAGGCGTGTCTTGATTCGCCGTTTGAGCGGGTGATCCTATGTGCAGGGCCTGCAGCGACTTGCCTTGCGTGGCGGCTGTCGTCCAAGAAGCACGCGGTTGACCTCGGGCACATTGGAATGTTCTGGCGCGCGTATGCGAACAGTAAGTCGGCGCTGTACCAAGGTTTATGAAGCACATCATCGTCGAAGACAAGCATTTCGAGTATCTCTCTATCCAGCGTGGGGAGGTTTCAGATCATCGACACGACAGGTGTGCATGGCAGGAGGCGTATGAAGAGTCTCTTCAAGCAATTTATCATAGCATTTGCTCTGCCCTTCCTGCCCCCTGTGATTCCGTACTTGATATTGGTGGCGGCCTTGGTGGGATTGACGTTTTGCTTCACCGCCACTATCGGGGCACACTTAAAGTGTGCATACTGGACGGAATGAACGATGCTCCTGTCGTCGTTTCGCATTCGCAGACGTTCAGCAATGCAGCAGTTGCGGCAGACTTTCTCGAACGAAATGGAGTCCGTGAAGCAGAGTTTTATTTTCCCCGACCATATCCACGACGACAATTTTCGCTGATCGTGAGTTTTGCGGCGTACTGCTTCCACATTCCACCAACAACCTACTTCGACGTCCTGACGGAGATGAGCGTGCCGGGTACTGTGTTCATCTTTGATGTCAGGATTACCAAACCACTGTGGCTTGAACAATTGTGCGCGCTGCTCGGCAAGCCGATAGTGCTCGATCGCGGTAAGAAACACGTGAGGCTCGCATGGACACGAAGCTGATTTCCCGGGAGTACAAAGAGCTTCTTATGCAGAAGCACGACTGCAAACCGTGGGGCGGTACAGGCCATTCGTGGGTGCCATACGTAATTTTTCAGATGGACAAGCTGAAGGAGCCCGTTAAGACGATCCTTGACTTTGGCTGCGGGCGCGGAACGTTTAGGAATCGGATGCTGCTCGCCATGCCGCACATCGAGGTTACGGAATACGATCCCGGTGTGCGTGGCAAAGACAAGTTGCCGAACCATCAGTTCGACTATGTCGTATGCACCGATGTGATGGAGCATGTTGAGGAAGATCGCGTTCCTTACACGCTTCAGACTATCCACGACCATGCGCGGCTCGGTGTGTTTTTCAACATCGAGTGTAATCTCAGCAAGTCGTTTCTTCCCGATGGGCGCAATACTCATATCACGGTGAAAAAGCCTAAGTGGTGGGTTACCGAGCTGGAGCGTGCGTTCGCTAGCTGGGAGTGGACGACGCTTGAGCGCGGCGGACGGCTGGTAATTGCGGGGGCAACTACTTGAAACCGATCATCATCATTGGTGGTGGCTGGAGTGTCTCGAAATATGATGTTCGGGATTTGCGCAAGTACGGATTTGTGATCGGGGTGAACGAGTCAGCTGTGCTTTGCAAAGTTGATGTCGGCATTACCATGGACCGCTTGTGGGCAGAGAATCGCTTCCGGCAGTTTATGTTGGAGAATCCAAGCGCGGATCTTTGGGTGCGTGATGGGGCTGACAAGGCATTACCGACGCATCCGCGCCTGCGCAAGTTTTTCTGCGATCACAAGTCGGTGATATTTTCTGACGACCCATACACGTTTAACGGAACCAATAGCGGCGCATGTGCAATTAGCTTTGCGGCGGCGATGAGACCATCCAAGATTTTCCTGTTCGGTTTTGACATGCAGAAAGGCCCGAAGGGGGAGCCGTACTGGTACCCTCCCTACCCTTGGACAAATCTTGAAGGTGGTACCAAGCCCGGAAAATACGTGAAGTGGGCAGAGCAATTTTGGGAGATCGCAGGGCAACTTAAGAGGCGCAACATTGAAACGTTCAGTGTTACCAACAGCACTGCCATCAAGGCTTTTCCCCGACTGTCCTTTGACGAATTTCAAAGTCTCGCGCAAGCAACTGAATAACCAAACGCCGTGAGTTGCTGACTGCAGGTACACTTCGCGTATCAGGTCTGAAGCCGAAATTCGCGCAAACCTTGTGTAATAGTTTGAGATGAGGTTCCGGGTATGGAAGCTGAAATGACTCCACTGCCTCCAGTGCGACTGATCTATCCCTACTACGAAAACCCGCGCATGTTGGAGCTGCAGGTTGAGAACTGGAACCGCTATGCGGGGCGGCTGCGCAGTGTGGTGCGCCTCATCGTTGTTGACGATTGCAGCGCGAATTATCCAGCGTACGACATTCTCAAGCACTGCAAGCTGCCGAAGCGACTTTATCGTGTGCAGGAACGCTTGCCATGGAACATGCATCAGTGCCGTAACATCGGTGCGATGGAAGCCTGTACGCGCGCGGAAAATTATTGGCTTTTCATGAGCGACATCGACATTATTTTGACGCCTGAAGCAGCGCTTACGATGATGGAGCGGCAGCTTGACTCCGGCTACCACTATACGTTTGAGCGGGTGTTCGCGCCTGACTATACTGACCGCAAGATCCATCCAAACACGTTTCTCGTGAAGCACGCCGCGTACTGGATGATTAATGGGTACGACCTCGACTTGACAGGCGGGTACGGCGGGGGATATGGCGGTGATGGTGAGTTTCGTCGCCAACTCAGTATTGTGGTTCCGAATCGGCACTTCGACGATATCACGCTACTCGGATATGGTCGGCGGCAACGCAACGGCAAGCCAGTCATCCCAGATGCAGATACGCGCGATCTTGATCGCGACGAGTGGCAGAAGAAGTACCGTGCCGCGTTCGATCGTAAGCGTGCACTTGGTGACATGCGCTCGCGCGATCCAATTCGCGTGGCATACGAAGAGATTAAGTTTGTGAAGGAAGAAGAAATCAATGTCGAGTGATGTTGTGATCTACGGTGCGGGTTACGTCGGCACCGCGATGTCCAAGATCTTTCCCGATGCGGTCATGGTCGATCCGCTTAAAGGGCTGAAGCCTGAGATTCCGGACGCTGCACGTCTTGCAATCATTTGTGTACCGACGCCGATGCAAGATGACGGATCGTGCGACGTATCTGCAGTTTTTGACTGCGTGAATAGCATTCCTAAGCACATTTCGTTCATCCTCATCAAGTCGACGGTACAGCCGGGTACGACGTCGTTTCTTTCTGCACTCACTCAGCGCGCGATTTTGTTTTCGCCCGAGTACGTCGGCGAGGGCGAATACTACGTGCCTCCGCAGTTCCCGGACCCGCACAATCCGATCAGCCACGGTTTCATGGTGCTTGGTGGCGATCCCATGGATTGCGAGGCTGTGGCCGGGATGTTTGTACGTCGCATGGGTCCGACTACGCGATTCAGGTTTATGTCGTCGATAGAAGCTGAGTTGGTGAAATACTTCGAGAATGCGTTTCTTGCGCTCAAAGTTACGTTCACGTACGAGATGCGGCGCATTTGCCGCAACCTCGCGGCGAACTACTTTCTTGTGCGAGAAGGTTGGCTAGACGACCCGCGCGTAGGTCTCTCGCACTCTGTTGCGTTCGAGAATAAAACGGGTTTTGACGGCAAGTGCTTACCGAAAGACATCAATGCGCTTGCGTTTTTCTGTCGCCAGCGCGGCTTTCCGTCAAAGCTGCTGGAAGCGATCATCGACATCAACGATAAAAGGTGAGTTGTGGCGAAGCTCAGTGTCATCTGCTGGAAGTGGACTCCGCAGCAGCAGTATCGCAGCCATTTCAATTATGAGCACGTGAACACACTACAGAAGATGGTTGCGCGGCATTACAAAAGTGAGCACGAGTTTGTCTGCATCACCGACAACTGGAGGAATCTCGACAGTGCTGTTAGGGTCATTCCGTTATGGAAAGACTACGGCTCGCTGCAAAGCCCACACGGCGGGTACAACCCGAGCTGCTATCGGCGTTTGAAGTTGTTCTCGCCTGAAGCGGCAGAAATCATTGGCAACGACCGTTTTGTCTCGCTCGACCTCGATACGGTCATTGTGAACGATTGCGCTCCGTTGTGGAATCGCCCGGAAGACGTTGTGTTTTGGGGGGACTCATCTCGGACTACGCCCTACAACGGCTCCATGTGGCTCCTGCGTGCAGCGTCGCGCACCAAGGTGTGGACGGAGTTCGACCCGGTCGAGTCTCCACGACAAGCTGGGCGGCGCGGTTTCCATGGGTCAGATCAGGCGTGGCTCAGCTACATCCTCCCCGGAGAGCCCCGCTGGACCGCTGAGGACGGCGTATTGTCCTACCGTTGCCACATCAAACAGAACGGCTACAAGCTCCTGCCGAACTCCCGCATCGTGTTTTTTAACGGACATGTCGATCCGTGGTCGGTGACGGCGCGACGCAATTGCTCGTGGATTGACGAGCACTACCGCTAGGTCCACCCGGCCGCCGACGGTGGGGGGCGGCGAACCCGAGGCTGTTCGCGTGCGAGTATGCGACCTATGTAGTTTCCGGTCGCGCCCAGTGCAAGGTATTGCAGGCAGTCAGCGAGATCCGACCATGGGTGAGTTTTCTCCGGCATGTCTTCGAGCTGACCATCTTTTTTGCGGCGATACCGATAGTTGAATTTCAGCGCCTGAACGAGCATTGGACAATAATGACCGACAATAATGATTGCAGGCCCACCGTCGATCTGGCGCAGAAAGAGTTGCTCGACTGCGCGCAGACGCGGATCAATGTCATTGGTCGGAGCGGCGTATACCTTGAAGCCCAAACGTTTTAATGCATCGAACGCGCTTTCTTCGGTAATTTGCCCTTTGTGTACGCCGCTAGGGTCAGCAATCATGTAGCTTGGCACGCCGGGAAAGTGCGTGAACATGAGCGGGCGCAGCGTGCTGACGATGAACTGTTCGATGCCTGCGTCTTTTGTTAAGGCTTCACGGAAGATTACGAGGCGTCCGCGCGTATCGATTTGCGCGATTAGTGACGCCGGAGTGCGTCCGAAATCCTGCCCGATCATGAGCGATAAACCCGGAATCGGTTTCACATCGTTATAGGTGATGTGGAAATCCGGGCGGAAGCTCGCACGCCATACGGCCTGACCAGAAAGCGACTTGCCGTATTTGGCGTGTACGTGCACATCGACCCAGTCTGAATTGTTTGATTCAATCAGACTCTCATAGTAGCCGTCGCGTAGATTTTCGCGATTTTCGGCGTTCGGATCCATACCCCCCGGCTGCTTGTAGAGCATCCAGTTTTTGGGGCGCTCAATTTCCAGCTTTTTGTACCAATCGCTGTCTTCGTCGGGTGGGTTTGACTCACCGATGATGCCGCACCACTTGTTTTTGTTGACGCCCAGTGGACGGAAACGGCCAACGCGGCCGAGTAACGCTTCAACTACCGAAATCGGGATCTCGCGGAACTCCGACACCCATCCACCCGTGATGTTGAGCGATAGCAAACGCTGTTGGTCTTCGGGCTTGTCGAGCGGGATGAGCATCCACTCGGAGTGGATTTTGCCTTGCGTCGGGTGGACGAAATCGAACACAATCGTTGAGTCCGTCACTTTGTATTGCATTACCGGCTGTAGCCACTTGCGGATGTCTTCGAGAATGGTCTGTCGCAGCTGCTGCGCAGTATTGCGGACAATTACGAAACGTGTGTGGCGTACGCCTTTGGCGTCGGGGTACTCATCGAGCATCCGTCGCGCCAGCTCCATGATGCATCCAGTTGTCTTACCCGAACCATAAGGGCCGAGGATCAATCTGACTTCATGCTGTTCGTCAAGCATGAATTTTGAGATGGTTAGCGGTGCGTTGTATGAGACGACGTTACTCATTGGTAGTGCTTACGCTGTTACCTTCGATCACAACGCCTTTCTTGTCGCCGATGTTGATGTTCAATGTGAAGCCATTACCATTGCTGAGTGCGCTTTCTTTGGCGGTGCGCCCTGCAAGAGTCGCAAGCAGCTTACCCGCTTCAATTTTCGCCTGTGGCCCTGCTTCAGGATCATGGATGATCCTGTCGTATGCAGGAATCGCATCTTCCAGAACCATCTCGGCCTTGAGGGTGATTCGTTGAGAAGCGTTTGTGTCACCACGCCACTTCTGCAGCGCCTCGACAAGCATCGAGCGGAAAAGGGCGTTGTTTTTTAGCATCGCCCACTGCGCATTAGAGATGCCGTAGCGCGCGCGTACCGCTGCAGCAGTGGAAAGTCCTGCAGCCAGCTCAGTGACAAGTTGCTGTTTCAAATGCATCAGGTCAAGCGGCACTTCGGTACCCGGAATCTCGACCTGCGTGGGAGTCTTGACGGCAGTGACCGCGCCAGCTTTTGGGGCAGGCATTGTACAATCCTGTGTAAACAGTTGACAGCAGGTGCTCTGTACCACCAAACTTCAGCTAACGCAACCGAGGGCTATTTCTTTGGCTATGGCCTCGCCGATTTCTAGCATGCCTTCCAACGGGCTTGTGCGCGTCGTGACTCCCGCCGCGCTTAATGCTGCCGACGTCCAAAAAGCGAACCAGCAAGCGCAGGAACAAGAGCCCGAGATCAAAGCACTTGCTGCGCATGTCCGTGCACGCATGACGGATATGAAGAACTTCCGGAATACGGAGGGCATCGGCGAACGACTTATTGCTGCGCTGCGCGCTTACAAGGGCATGTACGATGCGGCGAAGCTTAACGAAATTCGGAAGTTCGGCGGCAGTGAAGTCTACGCACGCATCACTTCCGCGAAGTGCCGCGCCGCCACAGCACTGTTGCGCGACGTCTATCTCGGGTCAGATCGTCCGTGGGCTATTGAGCCCACGCCAGTTCCGTCCACGCCCGAAGATGTTGAGACTGCGATTAACGAGCTGGTGAAGGTTGAGACCGCGACTATCGTTGCTTCCGGTCAGCCGGTAGATTCGCAAATGGTCGCTGACCGCGTCGCGATGCTTCGCCAAGCTGCTGAGACTGCCGCCAAGAAACAAGCTGAGCAGGAGGCTATACGCTCCACAGAGCGTCTTGATGATTTGCTCCGCGAGGGCAATTTCTACGAAGCGTTTGCTGAGTTCCTCATCGATCTGCCAATCTTTCCTTTCGCTTGCATCAAAGGGCCAGTCGTTCGCCGTGTTTCACAGTTGAAGTGGGTGAATGGTATTGCGACACGGCAATCCGTCCCGAAGATGTTCTGGTACCGTGTGTCGCCGTTCGATCTTTATTGGTCTCCCGGCGCTAGCAATGTTGATGAAGCCGAATTTGTCGAACGCATCAGGCTTACACGCGCGGAGTTGATCGCGGTTAAGGGGCTCCCCGGTTACAATACTGACGCGATTGATCAAGTGCTTGAACGTTTTAACGACACGGGGTTTCGCGAGTGGTGGGATGCGACAGATGCGGAACGTGCGCGTCTTGAAGAGCGCGAGCAATGGCCGCGTACTGCGACACAACTCATCGACACGGCGGAGTACCACGGCAATATCAGCGGCAGCACCCTACTTGACTGGGGTATGACCGAGGCCGAGGTCCCTGACCCCCTGCAGGAGTACTACGTTCAGGCGTGGCTCATCGATCGCTTTGTCATCAAAGTACAGATCAACCCAACGACGCAGCAGCGTGCTCCATACTATATCTCCAACTTCGAGAAGATCCCCGGCACGATGGCGGGCTACGGCTTGCCTGACCTACTCGAAGATATTCAGGACGTTTCGAACGCGACGCTGCGTGCGCTTGTTAACAATCTGTCGATCGCCTCTGGTCCGCAGGTCGTCATCAACGACGCAGTACTTCTGCCCGGAGAAGACGACAATCTTTATCCGTGGAAGCGCTGGCATGTGAATTACGACCCGATGCTTGCCGCCGCTGGCTTGAAGCCGATCGACTTTTATCAGCCGAACTCACACGCCGACGTATTGCTTGGTGTGTTTGAAAAGTTCTCGCAGATGGGCGATGAAGTCTCGGCAATTCCGCGCTACATGATGGGTAACGAACGCATAGGCGGCGCGGGGCGTACTGCATCGGGTCTTGCAATGCTCATGGGCAATGCATCGAAGACCCTGCAGAACGTTGCGGCAACGATTGATCGTGACGTTTTCCAGCCGCTTCTCAACGTTCTTTACGATATGGTCATGCTTTCGACGCCGGGTGTCTTGCGCGGGGATGAGAAGGTCGCCGTCAAGGGTGTGGCGCACGCGCAGAAGCGCGAACAGGAACGCCTGCGGCAGCTTGAGTTCCTCCAGATGACGGCAAACCCGATTGACATACAGATCATGGGCATGCCCGGACGCGCAACGGTTTTGCGGTCTGTCGCTGGCGAGTTGGGGCTTCCGGAAAACGTAGTACCCGATGAACACACACTCAAGCAGCTCATGGGCGCGATGGGGCAGGGGGCGATATCGGGCGCTGTCGGCGGCATCCCAGCTGCCAATCAACAGCCAAAGCCGCAGGAGAGCCGCGCGAGTCCGGAAGCAGTACGCGAGTCGGTTGAGGGTTTGGCGAGCAATAACACAACTGGACGCCCCGGTATGCGGGCAGGAGGCTGAGATGAAAAAGGAATACCCTAAGCCCTCTTACATGGAGGCGGTTAAAGATCGTGCACTTGGCGTAATGGGGCGCGGCGTGCACGCGGTGCAAAAGCGCGGTGCAGGCGCGGCGATCAGCGGGCGTGGCAAGCAAATTGAAGACGCTGTTACGCGTGCGGAGCGCGGTTACAAAAATGGCGGCTATGTACGTAAGGCGAGCAAGCTTGTCAAAAACCACAAGTGCTGAGTTTTTGACACACAAGTTGTGAAACAGTAGGCTGTATTTAGCAGATCCACGCACCTGTTAGGAGAGTTGCACACATGAAAGGTAAGTTCATTGGCGATACCAAGGGTAACCGTGACATCAATCATAACCTGAGCCAGATGAATTACGGCGGCGGTGGTGAGTCGCATAACGGCCGCCCAAGCTCGAAGTTCATCGGCGACACCAAGGGCAACCGCGACCTGCCGATTAACCGCACCGACGGCGTGTCGATGGGCCATGGCGGAAAGCACAAGGCCGGTGGTTAAGTGCGTCAACCTACTAAGGAGCTGTTGCAGGCACTGGTGAATCTGCATGGCAATCCGGATTTCAAACTTTTCATGGAAGAGGTTAAGGACACGGGAATCAAGGCAACGGCCATTGCGCTGCGATCAGAAGGTGCTTCGTGTCATCGTGCACAAGGCGAAGCCCTTTTGTGTGAAGCGCTCGTTGAGCTTGTGAACACCGCTCCAGCGACACTCCAAAAGATCACCAAGTAATCAGCGAGAATACACATGAGTGCTCTCCCGAACGCCGTTCGCAAACAGATTGAGCGCGCAAACCAGATCGTTGAGCAAGTGAACCGCGCGCAGCAACAGCAACCCGCCGAGACTGCCGCACCGTCTCCTCCGCAGCCCGCTGAGACTGCTGCACCATCTCTTCCGCAGCCCGCTGAGACTGCCGCACCATCTCCTCCGCAGCCCGCTGAGACTGCTGCACCATCTCCTCCGCAGCCCGCTGAGACTGCTGCACCGCTTTTACCTGCCACGCCTTCGTCTACGGACTGGGAGCATCGCTACCGTGTGTTGCAGGGTAAGTACAACGCCGAAGTCCCGCGCCTGCAAGAGCAGGCCCGTGAGAGCGATCGGCGTATGCGGCTGCTGGAAGACCAGCTGGCCGCCACCCAAAAGCTGCTCTCTTCGCTTGGCACGCCTGCTCAGGGCGCTGCTTCGCCTGTGCAACCTGCCGCGCCTGCGAAGCTCGTCAAAGACGAAGAGATCGCCGAGTTCGGTTCCGACCTCTACGACTTCGTAAAGCGCACTGCTCGCGAAGCCGTCGTGCCGGATATCGAGTCTCGTTTTCAGCAGACCTTGAAGCCGGTCGCGGCCAAGGTGCGCGAAGTTGAAGCTCAGGTGACGGAGGCGACGCGCAAGACTGCGCAGTCCGAACGTGAAAATGTTCACGCACTGTTGACCCGTGATGTGCCGAATTGGTTGGAGCTAAACGAAGACGTCGGCTTCAACGATTGGCTCGATCAGGTCGATCCGTTTTCTGGTGCTAAGCGTAGAGCTTTGCTTTGGCAGGCGTACGAGCGCAATGACGGACCGCGCGTCGTTGCGTTTTTTCAAGGCTATCTGAAAGAACACGCGGCTGTGACCCCATCCCCGTCCACGTCTCCTGCTGCGGGCTCTGCCGCACCACAGGTGTCGCTGGAACGGATGGTGGCCCCCGGCGCTCCAAAGCAGGGGACAGCAAGCACTCAAGAGGGAGCCGGTAAGCGGATCTGGTCCCGTGCAGAGATCTCCAAATTCTACGGCGATCTGCGTGCGGGAAAATATGCGAAACGTCCCGAGGACGCCAAGAAGATCGAAGCTGACATTTTCAAGGCGACGACTGAGGGTCGTGTTCGCTGACGCGAACCGTTCTTTTTAGGAGTGACATGACATGAGTTTTCCAGTTGGTGTTCCATGGTCGGGTAGCAACCCGTCTCCGGCGTACGCCGGTGTTTTCATCCCCGAGATCTGGTCGGGTAAGCTCATCGAGAAGTTCTACAAGGCGACCGTTTTCTCGGCGATCGCAAATACGGACTACGAAGGTGAGATCAAGAATCAGGGCGACACTGTCAAGATTCGCACTCGTCCGACAATTGAGATTGCCGACTATTCGGCGAACATGGATCTTGCGATTCAGCGTCCATCGAGCAACCTCGTCGAACTGCAAATCGACAAAGCAAAATACTTCAACCTCGCCCTCGATGATGTGATGGAGATCCAGTCGGATATCCAACTTATGGATATCTGGGCGGAAGACGCGACCGAGCAGATGAAAATCGCGATTGACTCGGAGGTGCTGACGTATTTGTCGACGACGACCGACATCAACTCGGCCAATCGCGGTCTCACGGCGGGTGCGATCTCTGGCGACATCCGGCTCGGCGACGTCGGTGTCCCGCAGTTCATCGCGAAGGCGACGGAGTCTGCGGGCACTGGTGTCGATGCGTCCAACTCGCAGTCGGTCATCGACTTCCTCGTCAATCTCGGTCAGGTGCTCGACGAGCAAAACCTGCCGGAGACGGGTCGTTACGTCGTGATCCCGGCGTGGATGGCGTCAATGATCAAGAAGTCGGAGCTGCGCGATGCGTCGCTGGCCGGTGACGGTACTTCGATGCTGCGTAACGGTCGGCTCGGCATGGTAGATCGCTTCACGCTCTACCTGTCGAATAACCTGCCGCAGCTGGGCGTCTACGACGACGAGTACCCGATCTTTTTCGGTGTGCCCGCCGCCCTGACGTTCGCCTCGCAGTTTACGAAGCTGGAAACGGTGCGTTCCGAGCGCTCGTTCTCGAACCTGCTCCGTGGCCTGCAGGTCTATGGCCGCCGTGTCGTTAACGGTGTTGCAATGGGCCGCGCCGTCGTCTCCAAAGGCGATTGATCGCCTTGAGTCGATGACCTAATGCCCCCGGAGTTTTGATGGCTCCGGGGGCTTTTGGGGGTCTAAATGGCAAAGACATGGGCAAATCTCATCACTGAGGTTCGCGTGCTCTTGCAGGACACTGATGGCGATCGTTGGAGCGACGATGTTTTGCTCGCCAAGCTCAATCGCGCCCTGCAGGAACTGGGGCGAGTGCGTCCTGATGCGTTTTACGATCGATGGAACGTCGACGAAATTGTTATTCCCGAGGTTTTTGCAACAGATCCTACGCCTGATAGTGATGTTACGGTATTCGATCCAGAGGAAGACTCTGATGTTCCGCTGACCGCTGAGATTGATATCCCGATGATGTTTTACCCGCCGCTGGTTTACTTTGTCGCCGCCAGTGCAGAGTTGGTCGAAGATGAATTCACGAACGATGGTCGCGCCATCACGCTCATGAACGAGTTTAAGCGGATGGTGCTCACGCTGTAGGAGTTGGCATGACCGAGAACATCCTCGTTGAAAGCTCGGGGCACGAGTGCGATGTTCTGATCGACGCGTGGCTAAAAGACCTGCTGGTCCACACTCCCGGCGCAAACCGCAAGATTGTTAAGCGAGAATTTTTGCTTACTGCTCGCGAGTTCTACGAGCAGAGCACCGCGTGGCGCGTAGTCGTCGGTCCGCGCGACATGAAAGCTAATAAGCGCCGCTACATCCTGTCGCCGTACGACGCCTACGCAAACATTGTTCAAGTGCTTGATGTTGAGTGCGAAGGCTTTTCACTTCGTCGCTTGCCACGGCGTCCTGCGGGTAAAGAAGTAGCGGCAACGCGCCCGACGCATTACTACCTTGAAGATTCCGACTACGTTCGGCTCTGGCCGACGCCGACAGAAACTGTTGAAGATGCGCTGACGTTTCATGTCGCTCTGACGCCGAAAATTACAGTCCGTCACTTGCCGCGTGTTTCGTTTGCGCAGCACTATGACGCGCTGCTCGATGGTGTGTTAGGACGACTTTACGCGCATCCGGCGAAGCCATATACAAACCCCACGCTCGCGCAGTATCGCCTACGTCGCTTCCGTAACGCGATCGGTGTCTATGCGGCGAAGGCAAAGCTTGGCGGCAGCAACGCGCCCGCGTGGCAATTCCCAAAATTCGGACGATGACATGGATAGTGCGCTTTATATCCATGTACGGGAGAAAATGCTCACCGCAGCATTTAACTGGATGACAGGAGTTGTCCGGGCGATTTTGTTGCCTGTGACATATGTCCCAGACTTCAACCATGTCTATCTTAGCAGCGTACCTGCAGGCTCGCGTGTAGCGGTTAGCGAACCTGTTACCGGGCGTTCTGTCGTCACGGGCGGTATTGCGCGCTGTAATGCAGTCGAGTTTCGGTTGGTACTTTCTACTGTTCAAGTAGGCGCAGCGCTGTTCTATCGAGATACAGGAGTTGAGTCTACATCCGAATTGATCTACTACCTCGGCGAAGAGGACCTTGTGACGCAGCCGTTTATCCCACTCGGGCTTGACTATTTCATCTACACTGGCGTTACAGATCGGGGACTTTTCCGGCTATGAGCGGTCCAGTACTCATTGACGCGTTTGGGTCAGCGCTTGGGCACGCCGAAGTCAATCGTATGGCAGTTAACGGTGTGAACGGTGTTGCGGCCATGTTTATTGAGCCAGTTCTGCTGCTTTTCTCGTACGAGATATACATTGATGGAAAGCTTGGCGCGCGCGAAAAAGTCTGCGCCCCGGTTCGCGATCCGTATGAGCGTGCGGCGCGACGCGCTAATCTGGTTCCAATTTGCTCGCGGGTAAAGTGATATGAGTGTGCTCGGAAGGTATAAACAGCAGCCGGGTGAACGTCGCAAGCGCGGCATCGACTATACGTCGTTCCTCGAAACAAACGAGGAAATTGATGTCGTGACGGTGAAAGAAATACTTCCCGTCACCGATCCGCCGCTGGTAACAAATTCGATTGTTGCTAGTACGAACGGCAAGCTTTTCACGTATTTTGTGTCTGGTGGAGTTGACGGTACTGATTACACCGTGACGTTCTCGGTTCAAACTACGCTCGGACAGATTCGCGAAGACGAAATCGAGTTTGAGATCGTGGAGGAATGATATGGCTATTCAGCTGTTTGCGAACAACGCCTCCGCGCTTCTTGCCGGGTCGATCACCGATACCGATCTTGCCGTGCAGGTTGCTACCGGCTTCGGCGCGCTGTTCCCAAACCCCGGTGTAGGTGAGTACTTTCTGATTACGCTCACCGATGCTGCAGGTAATCGCGAGATTTGCCGTGTTACGGCGCGCGCTACGGACATCATGACTGTCTTGCGTGCACAGGAGGGCACTATTGCGCAGTCGTGGACGGGCGGCCTTACGCGTGTCGAATTGCGGTTGACGAAAGGCTCGATGGAGGTTTTTCTCCAGAAGGGCGGCGGTACCATGTCGGGCGATATTGACATGGATGGTAATGACGTCATCGACGCAAACCTGAGCGGCTCTGGTACGCGTATGGTTGCAGGGCAGATTGCTGGCGTGCCTGTGCGCGGCGCAATTGATCTGACAGTCAATCAGATTCTCGTTCCAAATGATGGCTCGCGCGCTACTGCGGGTGGCGTGCCGCTGCTTGTCAACACTGACGATGTTTCGAACAACGTCTTTAAGACCGGCATGATCATGTTATGGTACGGGTCAGCGGCTAATGTACCTGCTGGGTGGGCGATTTGCGATGGTACCAACGGCACACCGGACATGCGCGATCGGTTTCCGATCGGTGTCAGCGGTACGCGTGCGCTTGGCACAACTGGCGGTGCAGAGGCCGCAAGCGGAACGATTGGATCGAGCGGAGCACATACGCACGGCGGTGTTACGGGCGAGACTATTCTTACTGATGCCCAGCTACCTGCACACAATCACCGGCTTTTTGTTGATACAACTGCGGATACTGACTCCGTAACGGTCGGCTTTGGTCATTCGAGCGGCGTCGCAGTTGCTGGTAAGACGCCGAACATAGGCGGCTATATCGACCAAAACATCGGGGGCACGCAGCTTGTTGAAGATGCCGGTACTGGCGTCGATGGGCACGATCACACGATCTCTTCGGATGGAGCGCACACTCACTCGCTCTCCAGCATCGCCACAGTCCCGCCTTACCGCGCGCTGTACTTCATCATGAGGCTCTAACGTGCCGTACGATACACGGACCCATTTGTTCGCCAATAATGCACAGTCGCGGCTGGTGGGCTCTATCAGCAATGCGCAGACGACAATCATAGTTTCCGCAGGTACGGGTTCACGTTTTCCTAGTCCTATTCCCAACGAGATCTTTAAGCTATCGATCTATAACTTTACGACAGGGGACGTCGAGATCGTTCATGTTACACAACGGGTTGGCGACTTGATGACAGTTGAGCGCGGGCAGGAGGGGACGACACCTACTGCGTTTCCCGAAGGATCTTCAGTGGTCCATACAGTGACGGCACAGACTTTGGAATGGCTTCAGTCGTTGGTTGGAGGCTGATCCATGCCCGAGACACGGTCTTTGATGTGGGCTAACAACGCTGTGTCGGCGCTTGCTGCAGCAGTTGACATTCTCGACACTCAAATCATTGTCGATGACGGTTCTATTTTTCCAAGCCCCGCAAACTCCACTCAGATCTTCACGATTGTCTTGCGCGATCCCGTGAACAATAAGTTTGAGATTATGAACGTCACTGCGCGTAGCGGTAACGTTTTGACTGTTGAGCGCAAAGCGGAAGAGACAGAAGCATATGACTGGCCCGTTGGGCAAGTAGTTCGTCACGCACTGACGGCGGCATTCTTTGATCGATTTATTGATCGGTCGCGTCGTGTTTTGCATATAGAAACGCAGTCGTTTGAAGCTGTAGGTACTTCGACTTCTTATACAGTCAACCCGAACCTCATCAATGCGCGTCCGGGTGATTTGTTGTTGGCATTTTTTACTTTCGCTAAAGCTGCCAATCTTGCTGTGAATCGTGCTGTAAGCAACACTGTATGGAACAAACTTAGTATTGGTGAAGGAAACAGTACTGGTGACGACATCGTCGAAGAAGCTGGTGGCAGTGCAGTTGTTGCGGCGTATCGGTTTGTCGAAGTTAGTGACAGCAACGAGCCGTTGCAAATCACGTTTGGTAGCAGTTCGTGGGGCGCTATTGGGGTTGTACAGATTTACCGGAACGTAAATCAAGATCGTCCATTTTCTCAGTGTGGTATGCGGATTAACCCGTTCAATAATCCGCGACTTTCTGTAAACGTACGTGGACCAGACATGCTGCCGCAGTCTAATAAAGCTTTGACTGCAGCTTTTGTAGTTGGCGAGATTGCTGAAATAGGAATAGATTATGATTCTCTTGCAGGGCTTGAACCGCCAATTCCTGCTATCGAATCTACTATTCTTGCAGTTACAGCACCTCTTTTGCCGAATGCCGAGCTTGCGGCATATACACTCGATTACTCGGGGCGGTACAGCGACAACTTGTTCCCGTTCTCAGCGCCAAACATGGGAGATGGATGGACCGCGCTCAACGCCGGGATTTCTGTAAGTACTGATGTAGGCGACCAGAATAGGCTTGCTAATGAAATCGTATTTTCAGCTAATACAGGGCGTCATGAAGCGTACATTGACATAGAACTACCGCCCGGACGTTATACGTTTTCAGCGGTCATGCGCGACTCGACGGCACCTGATGATATTGAATATTATTTTATTTCCGTCGAAGGTCCTAACGGTGAGATGGGATTTATTACGCCGCCCGGACAAAGTGGGGGTGTTCGCAGCACCTTTGGCCTAGCGCATTATTTTTTCCACGAACTTAATGGCGACGGAAGTAGTGATGATGACGTAACTCTCGCTATTGTGTTTGATGTTGTAACGGTAGCAACCTATCGGTTTCGCATCGGCGGGACTACTGATCCTTACAATGTCGTAAGTACTTTTGGAGTTAACTCGCGGCGGATTCTTGTCAACAATACCCAGCTCTCATCAATGCCATGTGCACCAGAAATGTTTCGCGGATATCAAACAGACGGATATGCGCTGCTTACTCCAAACGGACGTTCTAATGCGCTGTTTATGGGCGCGCTTGCCCGCGATGCATATCTGGTGTTTGAGTACGAGTTGAATCCGCGATTTGGAGAGCCTCCTCCAGTTCTTCTTACCGATTCTTCACAGGACCAACGTGCGGATCTCACTGCTGATCGCAAAGGAATTATCGGTACGGGCGTCGCGGCTCTCAATTCTGTAGCTTACGCTTCTGCGTTTGTTGATGCGGGCATTAAAAATCTTGGAGTTTCGGAACAACGTTTTTATTTCGAGGTGGTATTCACTACATTTGAAAGTACTAATGGAGAGTCTGGTATCGGCTTTGTGCCGGGGCTTAATCATGAGACATCAGAAATCTCCGGTTTCTCTTCTTTTGGCTCTAATTACCGTAAAGGGTTTTACCTTTACCGGAACGATGGGCGCATTTATGAAGGAGCAGTGTGGATCGGAACTGGGCCTTCATACGGCCTCGGCGATGTAATTGGCGCAGAAATCGACTTCGCCAGCAAAGTTGTTCGGTTTTATAAAAACGGAATTTTGATTGGGGACATGTACGGTGTTGATCTCCTTACTGAGCACGCCGATGTACCGTTCCGTGCTGTCATTCACGCTGCAGATTCACAAAATACTGATCGACGTTGTACTGTTCGCTTTGCTAAAAACGAACTTCAGTATTTGCCTGTTGGCGCGCTTCCGTACGACTACCGCCCGGAGTAATTTATGGTTGCAATGCGGCTTGAGGACTTCACTGGACTTGTTCCTCGTCGCTCGGAGCGGCTGCTGCCGGTCAACGCCGCTGCGACCGCGAAGAACACGAAGCTGCTTTCTGGGGAAGTTCGCGGTTTTCGTGTTCCTCGTCAAATCAAGGATCTTACCGATCAATATTTCACAGTGCGTCGCGCCTATCGCATTCCGTACGTTGACTACACTTATGAAAGCGATATCTGGCTTGCGTTCGATAGTCGCAATGTCGACATCGTTCGCTCACCGATCTTGAACGATTTGTTTGATCGTTACTATTGGGCGGGAGACGGGCGGCCAAAATACAACACGTTCCAACGCATTCGCGATGGATTCCCTGAGTTCTATCTTGGTGTACCAGTACCGGGCACGGCTCCTACGGTTTCGCCGCCTAGCGGTACAGACAGTTCGCGCTCTTACGTTTATACATTTGTCAGCGAGTACGGAGAAGAAGGCCCACCATCTCCTCCTTCCTCGGTCCAAGCAGGCGCGTTTGGTACGTGGGTGTTAAGTGGACTTGAGACGTCAGTGCCTGATGGTGCGTTTCGCAATATCAAGACAAAGAAAATTTACCGTACGGTTCCGGGCAATGTGTCGAATCTGTTTTTCTTTGTCGCTGAAGTGTTGCTGAGTGACACGACCTACAACGACGCTGCGGCAGATGACATTGTCGCGCTCAACAACACGCTTGAGTCGACGTCGTGGGTTGAGCCACCCGAAGACCTCGAAGGCTGGGTCGCCATGCCGAACGGTTTCCTCGTTGGATGGGTTGGTCGTCGCCTGCTTTTCAGCGAGCCGTACCGCCCGCATGCATGGCCTGTTGAATATGAGATCGGCGTTGAGTTTGAAATTGTCTCTCTTGCCGTGTTTGGCAACACGCTTGTTATCGGAACGCGTTCAAACCCGTACGTGGGTCAAGGCGTGACGCCAGCATCGTTTACGGTTCAAAAACTTGACGCAATCACACCATGTCTGTCGCGGCGCGGCATGGTCACGACTGAAGCGGGGGTTTATTTTCCGTCGATTAACGGTCTCATGATGGTGAACCAGTCCGGTGTGCAGCTTGTCACACAGGATTTGTTGACGCGTGAAGAATGGTTTTCGCGTTATTTTCCTGAAACGTTGTACGCCGCTTCGTACGGTCTACAGTACATTGCGTTTTCGGACGAGTCCAACGCTTTTATCTTTAACCCCACCGAGCCGACAGCGCGTCTTGTTGAGCTGGATCGGTTCGACGATGTTCTTGGCATCGAGACGGATCGGTACAACGGTCTTGTGTATTTGATTTATCAGGATCGTGTGTGGGAGTTCGACCCGCAGAATTCTGAGCGCGTGTATTGGCGTTGGAAGTCCAAGAAATTTCACTTGCCGAAGCCACTTAATTTTGGCGCGCTCAAAATTAAATTTGAGACGGGTGACGTCGACGTTACGGAGGATATCGAAGATTACTACGGCCCCTATAACAAGGCGCGTTTCGATGCGGGGTCGTTAGACACGCTCAATGGCCATGCGCTGCACGGCGTGGAGAACGCGGGGCTCGTACCGGGGTGGACTGAACCCGAGAATCGCATGCCGCTAGGTGGAGGCCCGCTCTATCCGCTTAACGATTTAGGATTGGAGCAATCCGGCGTTCGCTTTATCGCCTATGCAAATGACGAGAAGGTCTTCGATAAAATCATTCGCAATGAGCAAATGGTCCGCCTCCCTGCAGGATTCAAGAAAGATATCTGGCAGTTTGAAATGATCTCGAACACGACCGTATACTCGGTTTCGATCGCCGAGACTGGTCGGGAACTGGAGAAAGTGTGATGGCTGTCGGGGCGACTCGTAAGTATCCGAACATTCCTGCTATCACGCAGGATTTACAAAATCACTCTGCAGCTTTACAGGCAGTCAAGGAAGCGCTTGAGATTGGGCAGCGTCGTACGGCTGACATTCCAAGCTCGTTTATTCGAGTTTCTGATCTTGTTGAGCTGGGGCTCATTTCGATTTTCAACGGACGGTTTGTACTCAATCCCGAAGTCATCTCAAGTAACTCAGGTGGCTCGGGCAGTTCTTTGAACAATTACTTCCCCGCTGGGTGGAGTTGATCATGGCTAAGATTACTGATCCGGACCTGTTGGCTGATAGCGCTACCGACAACAATAGCGAAGAGGTATATATCAATACTTCTACGCGGCGTATCAAACTCGTGATCGTTGGCAACCTTAACAATACTGGGGTGCAAAATGAGAACGGCGTGACTCTTAAGGCGCTTTACTCGTTTCTCAAGGAAGAGTGGCGCTCAGATCCGAACGCAAAAAACCTCGCGGCTTTTCCGTTTCCGATGGTTCCAATTACGGACGAGAGCTTTGAGCTTGTTGACGGATGGGATTTCGAGAATGACACGGCGCGGTATCTGATTCGCGACGCCGGTTGGACAGTTAAGAATTCGTCAGGCAACGTCACCCAGCAATGGGCGGGCATTATTGGACTGGGCAGCATTGAGACAAACGACCAGCTTTACTTCCAGCAAACGACGGGTGGCGCGTCGACGAACGTGCAGCTTACGGGGCAGATCAACCAAGCTGTGCAGATCCTGCGCGACGATAATGGTAACGGCGTCTACACTGAAGGTTCGGACTTTGACCGTCGCACGGTCTTTAACCTGTTCGCGCGCGAGTACGCGCAGCTTTACGGCAAGGCGTCGCTGTCCGATATTGGTGTTACGAGTTTGCAGTCGCAAGCGTATCGTTTTCCGATCTCGACCGGGTCCGATCTGAAAATCGTTGCAAATGACGCAACAGTTGGACTGAATGTTAGCATCTCGTCTGCTTCGTGGGCGTCCAACGTCCTGACGGTCAACACTAGCGTAGCGCACGGGCTTACGACTGGCGACTACGTGCGGATTACGGGAGTTACACCTACTGCCTACAACGTGCGCGGAGTTGTAACGGTTGTCGATACCGATACGTTCACGCTTGCTCTTGGAAGCAATCCGGGCACGTACACTTCAGGCGGTAACGTTCGTACGATTTACGATCTTGTGCAGATTCGGTACTTTGATCAGGCGTTTACGCGAGATGTCGACTCTACTACGGACCGTAACTTTGGCATCGTAGTCGATGTCGGCACCCATTCGGGGGTTGACGGATCTTCGACGTCAAGCGGTAATGTCTTGACGACTTCTGAAGGCAATATCAATACAGAGAATAACTTCTACGCTGGCGGCACGCTTGTTATCCACGAAGGCGCGAATGCGGGTACCTACACGATTAGCGGAAACCCCACGGCGACGACCGTAACAATCACGACGACGTTTCCGAGCACTGTTAGCAACCAGTCGTTCACGATCTACCCCGCCACTAGTGTTCCAGCATCTGCAGAACAAATCTACACGGCGGTTCAATACCGCCTTCGTCAGAACTCTGACATCGATGCTACTGATCAATCGGTTATTGGCAAGACCGCTGATCAGATCATGTATTTTGTCGGCGACACGCTTGTTTGCGGTCGTGCGCCGTCGCTTGCGCAACCCAACAATCCCAACGGCGGTGGTAGCGGTGTAATCATTGAAGGATTCAAATCGGACGATACAAACCGCTTACAGTTTTTCGACAACACCAACACGCAGCGCACGTTTCCGTTTGTAGCAACGCTTACGCTTAATTTTGGTGCCAACATCGTGGCGGACCCTGATGCGGTGTATCGCGTCTTTTTCACGACTTTGCCGGGAGCCGGAAATGACTTTGGCGAAAGTGGAGCGATCATTGTCGACGACAACTTCGGCGTGGATATAAGCGGTAACGTGAGCGGGCAAACGAGCATCACCCGAACGTTCAACTACGACGGTAACACGCAGGGCGGGCGGACTGCAGGTACGGACGCAGACATTACTGTAGTCGCGATCGGCCTCGCCACTGGCCAATACGTGCGCGCTACCGGTGTGATTGCTCGCAGCATCAGCAATTCGGTATCTCTGGTTGCGGCTCTTGAGCGCAACTATCAGAACCCGTAAAGGAGCCTCCTGATGGCCAAGATCAGGGACTTCGCGGTAACTGAGCTAGGCTCGTCGACATCGGCTTCGCTAGTTTGCAACATGCCCGTGCATGAGGCGAACGACATCTTGTTGATGTTCGCGTCGAAGGACGGTGCTGTTGCTGTCAATCTACCTACTGGTTGGACTAACATTCAAGACGGTTTAACTGCTGGTGCAGCGTACCGCGTTGCGTGGCGGCTTGCTGCGAGCGCAGTAGAAACGCTGACGGTTACAACTGGTACGGCTGAGAACTGGACGGTGTGCGTCGTCAGCGTCGACGAATGCGACACTGTCAATCCGATCATCGTTAGTGCGGAGAGCGCAGCTGATGATACGACTATTCCGTTTGTTGGGCCTGCCGGGGCTACTATTTCTCCAGAGGTCGATGCTCTCGTGTTTCACTCTTGGTTCTCCGACACAGGACTTGGCCCGACGGCTTATCCGCCGTTTGTCAACTTGTACAACGGCGACAGCGGAGCAAACTCGACAGGCGTTGCGTACACTGTCCAGCGTGCTAGCGCGGCACTTTCGGCATGCAGTTGGTTTGGCGGTGCAAATGATGATGGTCGTGGCGTTGTGTTCGCTCTCCGAAATCAGACAAACCCGACGCAGATCGAGGCGTATTCGGACCCTGTGGAAAGCGTCGCGACAATGGTCCGCGCGCTCACGTCAGCTACTACTGAGTCAGACACGTACCCCACTTCTTTAACCCCCTCTCTTGTGGGAAGGGACTTTGACAGCGTGCAGCGTGACGCCGGTAGTGTGTTTACTGACCTGACGACAGAAGCAAATAACTCAACTGCGGCTGACGTCACATTTACAACGGGTGTTGGGAATGCCCTGTATTTTGGTCATGCTACGACTTTTCGCAGCATTGTCTTCCTGCTGTCTACGGCGGGTGCGGGCGGCACCGTAGTGTGGGAATACTGGAATGGCTCCGCGTGGGCGACGTTGTCTGGCGCGACTGGTAATTACACCGCTACGAACCAGCGTGTAGCGTTCGACGCTCCGACAGATTGGGCCACTACCACTGTTAACGGTGTATCCGGGCTGTTCTGGGTGCGCTCGCGCATTACGGTCACTTTCACGACGACGCCAGTAATAACGCAAGTTCGCCGTAATGGTGTGAATCTGAGCTTCGACGCCGTCACTGCGTCGGCCGACGCTGGTACGAACCCCTATTTGAACGCATCTCGTGCCACGCCAGTCGCCAGTCCAACAACGATCAGTGGCTTTCAGCTGAACTTTGGCGCGGCTGTCGATCTAGACACTGGCATCATTTTAGGGACGTATCGCGGAGTTCTGCCTCGCGACTGCGCTATCGACATGGGATTCAGGACGGCAAATGATATTGGTGCAGGACTCGCCATCAATCTTATCGACGCCAGTGATAACTACGAGACGTATGCGATCTCGGCTCGTAGCGCACTCGACATGGACATCAACGGTCGAAATGTCTATGCCATCGACTGGAATGGAGCCGCGCAGGAAGTTGCCATTCGTGGCACCATCAATAAATCTGCTGTGAACCGCGTCCAGTTTTTGGTTGTATCTGCAGCAGGTCAGGCAGACATCGACTTTTCGATGTTCGTCATCGTCACAAAGATGTGCATTGCTGGAGGAACCCTGACAAATCCGTTGACCTTCCAGCAGTACATCAACGCCCTGAACAGGAGCTGCGGTTACTTTCCGTTCGGCGTGATCTCCGGTGATGCCGTGACGATATGGTGCCCGATTCAAGTTGGCGGTGGGAACAACGTCGCGCTCAGCTTTAATCTGAACACGATCCAATTCCCTCGTCGTTGGAATGGCATCAACTATTTCGCGTGGAACGCTGGTGATAACGTTTCTGGCATCATTTTTAAAGGTAAAGCTGGCGACGTCATTCGCATGACGAACTGTGTGTTTACGTCCGGCAGTAAATACCGCTGGGAGTTTGACGCTGCAGCTTCTGCTTCTGCGACATACGACTTTACTGGGTCGACGGTCGTGAACGCGACGGTCACATTGCGCGCTGTCTATACGTTCGACAACATGGCGTTTATTAACTGCACGACGTTCACGCAGAACAGTGCGGCGATCTCAAACTCGTCATTCACGAACTGCACCATTACGTGCAATAATCCGTCCAATATTTCAGACTGTTTGTTTACGTCTGGCGGTACAGGCCATGCGCTCGTGCTCACGACTCCGGGCACCTATACGTTCGACGGTAACGTTTTTAGCGGATACGGCGCAGACGGTACGACCAATGCGGCTATCTACAACGACTCCGGTGGCGCGGTTACGTTGAACATTGTCGGCGGTGGTGGGACTCCTACTGTGCGCAATGGCACGGGTGCCTCGACTACGATCAACGCCAACGTCAGCATTACGCTTACGAACCTGAAAAATCCCAGCGAAGTCCGCGTGTTCGACGCGGGCACTCAGACGGAGCGCGCGGGGACTGGCAATGAGAACGTTACGACGGGCTCGCACACTTTCTCGATTCCTAGCGGTACGGCTGTTGACATTGTGGTGCTAGCGCTCAACTACCAGAACCTGCGCATCTTAAATTACAGTACGACTTCTGATGCAAGCATTCCTGTATCGCAAGTTATTGATCGCCAGTACGCGAATCCGTAACTATGGCTATTTCCTTCGACGGTCCTAACAAGCTGATAGTCCTCTCGGCGGGGACAGTCGAGCTTGACGTCAAGGATCTTTACTCGCGGTGGAAAGACTGGGTCATTGCTAGCGACAACGCAAAATATGTTGAGGCGTTCAGCTCCGTAGGCGGCGACCCGATCGACTTAAGCGCGGGAACGTTCATCCCTGCCTATGCGTTCTTGAGAAACGGCTGGCGCATCCGACCGCAGGAAGCGAGCCACACGCTGGCGGTAACAAATGGAATTCTGCTGGTCGATGGCGGCGGTGATCCGTTCATCAATACCATAGGGTCATTCATCGTGCGCATCAATTACCAGCAGCCGGTGCAAGCTATCACGGTAGCGACAAGCGGTGGTAGCGGACTTACCGCAGCGCAGGTGTGGGCATACGTTTTGGAAGTGGGGCTGACCGCCGAACAAATGATGCGGTTGCTTGCTTCTGTGGCGCACGGCAAGTCCACGATCACAGACAACGGCAACGGCACGGCGACGGTCCGATTCCGGGATCTTGGCGACACCAAGAACCGTATCGTTGCTAGCATGGACGGCAGCGAGCGTATCTCGATCACCCGTGACGCCACCTAACTTGCTAACACCTGTGGGAAAATGATATAGAAGTCCCGCACTCTCTGGAGGGTTCATGGATTCACCGGCCTTTCTCGAAGCGCTGACGCATACCGTGGGCGTAGAAGGTGACTATTCCGACGATCCCAACGACAGCGGCGGCAAGACGCGCTTTGGCGTAACAGAGCGTTTGGCCCGCGTGTACGGATATGTTGGCCCGATGAACGAGATGCCGTTCGAGTTTGCGCGCAAGGTTTACTTCGAGCAGTTCTGGAAACAGTTGAAGCTCGATGAAATCGCTGAACTTTCGCGTCCGCTTGCGAACGAAGTTTTCGATACGGCGGTGAACTGTGGCCCCGCAGTCGCCGTCAAGTTTTTGCAGCGCTCCCTGAACGTTTTCAACAGGCTTGAGCAGGATTACAACGACGTCGAGATTGACGGTCTGATTGGCCCGATGACGATGCACGCGCTTCGTGGGTTTTTCTTTAAGCGCGGGAGCAACGGTGTTGCCGCGCTGCTCAAGGCTCTCAACTGCCTTCAAGGTACTTACTATATCGAGCTGGTCGAACGTCGCAAGAAGGATGAAACCTTTGTGTTCGGGTGGCTCCGCAACCGTGTGGTGGTCTAATGGCGAAACCTGACTGGAAGAAAATTGTCGGCGCAGTCGCGCCCACGTTGGCTACGGCACTCGGCGGCCCACTTGCGGGCGTTGCCGTCAAGACGATTGCCGACAAAGTGCTTGGCAATCCGGATGCCGGGGAGGATGCGGTTGCCGAAGCGATGGTCGCCGCAAACCCAGATACTCTGCTGAAGCTCAAGCAGGCTGAGTTCGACTTCAAGAAGGCAATGGAAGAACTTGAAGTTGAGCGCAACAAACTTGCGTACGAAGACCGTGCTAGCGCGCGGGAACGTGAGATCAAAACCGGCGACAATTGGACGCCGCGCATTATTGCCGCGATTGTGATCACTGGATGGTTCGCCGTACAGTGGTACTTACTCCAGTACCTCGTGCCGGAAGAGAACCGCGAAATCGTGATTCGCGGACTTGGCACGCTTGACCTTGCTGTTGGCATGGTGCTCGGTTACTACTTCGGCTCATCGGCTGGTTCGAAACAAAAGAACGACCTCATGGCTCGCAAGGACGCAGAGAAATGAAAAACATGGTCATAGATTTTTTCCGCATCATGTTTCCGCCTCCAGATGACGCGCATCCTGACGAGCATCGTAGATGGCGCTGGAGCATCTCAATTGTTTCTATTGCGACTGTTGGCGCACTGGTGGTGCACATCGCGCTCGCTTACGGCTACCTCGCTATCATGCACCCCGGTTTCGCGAAAGCGGACGATCTCGTACAACTAAAGCTGGAATGGCGCGAAGCGCGAGAGGCGGATCTCGAATCTCGTATTCTTGATTTGCGCGTCAAGCAATGTCAGGCCAGTTCCACGGTGAAGCATCTCTATACCGATTCGCTGCAAAAGATCATGGTGCAGTACACCAAGATGAGTGGACGGCAGTACCCGCTACCAAACTGTCAGGATTTGATGTGACTCAGTACTTCGCATTTCCACCATGTACGGTGAAGCCCCGTGAGCAGACGTTCACGTTTGGCATCGAAAAAATGTCGGCGCTGATCCCCGAGATTGCTCCCCTTCAGGAAGCACACTGGAAAGAAGTCGAAGAGGGCTTTACCGATCTTAAGTTTGACGTCGCTTACGACAAGTACGCAGCGTTCGAAGAGCGCGGGCAATTTGTCTTGTTCACGGTGCGCAACGCCGAGACAAAGCTGGTCGGATACTTGATGTGTTATGTGCACCGTTCAAACCACGCACAGCAGGACATGGTGGCGCGCGAAGACGCGCTCTATCTTACCCCCACCTGCCGTGGGCAGGGGGCGGCGAATGCGCTGCTGGACTACGCTGAAAAGGCACTGATTTCGCTTGGCTGCAAAGTACTGGTGCTGTCGAGTCGACATCTTGCTGGCGGGGTAAATATCGTTCCATGGCTCATCGGGCGTGGCTTTAAGCCCTCGGCGGTCGTGATGGTTAAGGAGTTGGGTAAATGAACCGGCATGAACGCTCCAAAATGCTAATGCGTGACGCGGGTGCTTTCATACATCAACGCGTGTTTTCGCAAATTTTGATGTCGTGTTACGACGCGCCAGAGCCGCCCGATTTGACTGAACAGACCAAGATGTCGTCTGAGATAGCGCGCGAGCAGCTTGGCCTCTCGCGTGAGCAGTTGGCGTGGGCGCGCGAGCAGGACCGGATGAATCGCGACACGTTGAATCGCGTGCTCGACATTCAGTTACCCGCAATGCGGGATCAGTTCGACAACGCACGTGAAGATCGACAGCGGTACGAAGAGGTCTATCGTCCGCTTGAAGACAACCTCATCACCGAATTCCAGAACTACGATTCGCCCGGTCGTCGGATGGAAGAGCGCGGGCGTGCGATCGCGGATGTTTCGTCCACGTTCGACGCTGCGCGGCGCAACGCCCTGCAGCGCCTTGAAAGCTACGGTATAGATCCGTCGCAGACGCGAAACATGGCGCTCGATATCGGCGTGCGCACGCAGCAGGCAGCGGCGCAGGCTGGCGCGGCGAATGCGGCGGATCAGCGCGTCGACAATACCGCGCGAGCCTTGCGCGCCGACGCACTCAACATCGGTCGCGGCCTGCCGTCGCAGGTAGCCCAGAGCTACGGACAATCCGTCGCTGCCGGTCAGGCGGGTGTGGGCGGCGCGAACGCCACAACGGGCACGAGCGCGGGTGCGCTGTCGTCGAGCCTTGGTTTCTCGGGGCAGGCGCTGCAGGGCATCGGGCAGTCGGCAGGCATCGCGTCGCAGGGTTACCAAAACCAGCTTGCAGGCTACAACGCTAACGCCGCCGCGCAGGGAAACCTGATGGGCGGTATCGGCGGTCTGGTGGGTCTTGGCATGGGGCTCGCGGACGGCGGCATGCCGATCAATCCGGCGGGGCCGGTCGACGAGGGTCCAACCGATGGCTCGGGCATCGACGATCAGGTTCCGGCGCGACTGTCGGTCGGCGAGTACGTGATTCCCGCCGACGTCGTACAGATTAAGGGGCGCGAGTTCTTCGACAAGCTCGTACAAAAATATCACACTCCTGCTGAGAAACAGGAGCAGATGCGGTGCGCGCTCCCGATAGGAGGCTGACATGGGTCTCGGTAATTTCGTAAGCGGGCTCACTGGCGGGCTTGAAGCAGCGCAACAGCTGCGTACAAATCGCCAGCTGGAAAAAATCCGAGACGCGGGTATTCGCCGCATTGAGGATGAAGACGCGCAGTTGCGCGAGGACTGGGCGTATCGCGGGTTCAACCCCGAGGAATTCAGCGATTACGCGATTGCGGACCCACTGTGGGAGCGACTGCAAAAATGGGTGCAGAACCGTCGTAATCGCAAGCGTGCGGCGATCGGCGACGGTTCGTTGTCTTCGTCGATGCTCGATGTTTCCCCACAGATGGAACAAGTCGTCGTTGAAGAGTACGCCGTGCCGGAATTTGCGGATGGCGGGCGCGTCGACATGGAGAAAATTAACCGCCAGCAGTATATCAATGCGCGCACTCAGCAGGTCAAAGATGCATTATCGCGCGGCGCTACTACGGTGCGCGACGCAACTCTGAACCGTAACGTACCCGCAGATGCGGGCCGCGTGCGTCGCGCTATCAACAGCCCGAAGGTCGGTCGTGGCGTTGGGGCGCTTGCGCTTGGTTCGACGGCGATGGACGTCGCGCGTACACCTACCGAAGATTATCGCACGCGTTTTGGAATGAAGACTGATGATCCTTCACTGATGGGGGATATCGGTGTACGTGCGCTTGGCGCGGCGTCGGATCTTGGCAACACGCTAACGTTCGGGCAGGCAGAACGGTTCTTCCGTGACAAGCAGGCTTCCGCGCCGACTCGCGCCCTCCCAGTGTCGGCTCCGAGCGAGGCGCTTCCGCGTGGTCCGTTGCATCGTGCGGCGGTTAGGCGGCAGGAATTGGTGACGGTTGCTGCGCCGCGCGCCGCCGCAACCTCGAAGACCGCGCTTCCTGCGCCGCAGGAGCAACCCGATCTGACGAATGTCAGCCCCGAAGAAATTCCGGACTTCCGCGTTGAGGATTGGGTACAGCATCGCGAGCAGCTTTTACGCTCAATGATGCGTGGTAAGCGTATGCCGCTAGCTGAGGCTCTGCAGGCGGTTGACATGCAAGTCATGCAAATGCAGCAACAGGGATTCACGAACTACGCCCAGCAGGCCGTGGCGATGCTGCAGGGTGGGGATCTCAAGGGCGCTGCGGCAGCGCTGCGCGTGGCGTATCAGTATCTGCCAACTGGCAGAGATGCGCGTTTTGGCATTCAGAATGGTCGGCTGTATGCGCTTACGATTGACGAAGTTACGGGTAAGCCGGTCGGCAAGCCGACGGAAGTTCAGCCCGAACTGATCTACGCAATAACGGACAACATGCGTAAAGAAGGCGCGTGGCAGCAGTACGCTAAGGACCGTCGCGAGTTTCAGCAAAAGCTGCGTGCGTACGAAGAGGTCGAGAAGCCGCTGGCCGAAGTGCAGGGATCGACGGCGCTCACCAATGCGCAGGCCAACGCTACGTCGGCGCGCGCTGCCATGATGCGCGCAGAAGCTGGGATGGTAGGTGGCGGCGAAGAAGACGGGCTCAAGCCTAGCGACTTTGATCGCGCGGGCAATTACTTTGTTGAGAAAGCGGAGCAGTTTGCGTTCGACCAAGAACTTGACCCCGCTGTTGCTGAACGTCTCGCCGCCGCGATGTCGGAAGCCTATCGGCGCAATCCGACCATCGATCCGCGTATCATCGTCCAGCGCATTCTGGAGAGCGCAAGGAGCCAGTAATGGCGCGATTCGAAGACCTGTTCCCGAACGCTGACTCGCGACTTAAGGAGCCGTTTACGCCGATCCGCCCTACGGCGCTTCCCGGCTTCGGCGCATCTATGGGCGTGCGCGTGCGGCGTGCGATCGATACGGGTCAAGATCCGGCGCAGGATCAGTCGAACATTGACGACATCATCAACAGCGTGCGGGGTCTTGCGTACAAGTCGCCTAAAAGCGGCTTGACGACGTTTGGCGATTACGCACGTGCCGCAGGTTCAGGAGCTGCTTCGCTTGGCGCGTCGCTCATCGGCGCTGCCGAGTACGGTACCCGCACTCTCGCCGGAGAAGGCGAAACTCCATTTCAACAGGGTATGACGGACCTTACCCAGTCGCTGACGGATGCTCGGAAAGGAGTAGATGCTGCAGCCCAACGTTTTGTCTCAAGAATGTCTCCCGAGGCGCAGGCGCGGCTCGCGCGCGAGTGGACGACGCTCGATCCGTCGAAGACGATCTGGCAAGGGGGTGTCGGTGAGTTTGTCTCGTCGCTCTTCCTGCAGGCAGCGCAGGCGCTCCCCTCGTCGCTGGTGACGCTCATCCCTGCCGGTATTGCCTTGCGCGCAGGCATGCATTCGGGTGCGCTGACCTATCTCGGCGCATCGGAAGCGGTGATGTCGACGGGCAGTATCGCTACCAACATCGCTACCGAAATTGAGCAAGCTCCTGAGCAGGAGCTGATGGAGTCTAAGCGTTATCAAGAACTGCGCGGGCAGTTTGGCGACGCTGAGGCGCGTCAGCAGCTAATCCGTGAGGCACAGGGGTATGCTCCTGTAATCGGCGGCGCAATCGTCGGCCTGATCGGGCGGCAAGTGGGCAGGTATCTTAAGCCGGTGTTTACCAAGGCGGGCGGACGCGGGGCGCTTAGCCGGTTTGGCGTAGGTTTTGCGACCGAAGCCCCACAGGAAGCTTCCCAGTCGGCGACCGAGCAGATTGCCCAGAACCTCGCCGCACAGATCTACGATCAGGGGCGCGTGTGGGACGAAAGGACGCTCGAAGCAGCCGTTCAGGGCGGCGCGTTGGGCGGCTTGATCGGCGGTGGCGTCACCGCTGCGCTAGGACGTGGTCCGCAGCCGCCTACGCCGCTCGGAGAGCCGCCTACGGACGCGGGCGTGGTCAAGGCTGACGATGTGCCGGAAGACATTCGCGCGGCTCTCAAAGCCAGCGAGGAAGCCGCTCGCGCCGAAGTTGAAATCCAGCCCCAGATTCGGTTCGACCCCTATACCGGACAAGGAGAGATGTTCCCCTCGGCGGGGCAGGAGTCGGTGCCGGGAGAGCTGGCCCCTACAGAGCTAGGGATGACGCCCGAGGCGTTCGCCCGCGAGCGCGCTGCCTATGAGCAGCGCCCGTGGCCCCTTCAGCAGATGGAGCTGGACCTCGGCCCTCCGGCGCGCGACCAGTTTCCAATCCTCCGTCCGGGCGAGCAGATGCCGCTCGGCCTGCGGGCACGGCGGCGCGGCGGCGGGAGTGAGATTGCGGTCGCCGTCCCGCCCGAGCCGGTAGCACCCGAGCAACCGATCCCCGGCACCGATCTGCCGGTGCAGAAACCGCTTGAACGCCTGCCGGAGACACGGGTCCCGACTAGAGGTAAGACACGGGCGGACCGCTTACGCCTGCGTGCGCTTGAACAGCGCCAAAACGAGCTGGCAGCTCAACAGGAAGAGCGTGCCGCACGGACGGCGGGCATGATGCGCGACGAAGCGCAGCTTGATCTTTTTGCGCCCGAGCCCGGTGTGTCTGAAGCCGCAACATCGATTTTGACCGGCACAAAGAGCAAGCGCGAGCTGCTAGGGTTTGCAACGCGTGTGTACAATCCGGACGGACGAGTCATCTCGGAGGTCCTAAACGCAGATGCAGAGAGCGCTAACGCGGCGGCTGATCAGATGGCGGCGCGATACCCCGAAGCGGTTATTCGTGTCGAACGCGTTTATGGGCAGTTGGAGGGAGAGCCAAGCGTTACCACAACGATTCGACAAGTTTTCGCAGGTGATGAGCCAATCGCTGAGCCGGTAAGCGACGTTGTAGCGCAGCTGCAGGATCTTAAAGATCCGAACTCGCCGCGCAAGGGCGTTTATCTCTCGCGCCTGAACATCGAAGGGCTGCGTCGCGCAGGTGCGTTTGAACGTACGCGTGGTGTCGGCGTACCACTGCCCGATTTTGATGGCAAGGGCGGAACGCTCATTGCCAAGGACCGTGCGACCGCCGTTGAACTACTCCGCATGCGTGACGAAGGCGCGGCGAATATGCAGGAGATCCTCGGTTACGCAACCGGCGCAGGTACTGGTAAGCCTGTGGGCGGTAGCATCGTCGTACAACAGCGCACTCCGGATGGTGCAGTGACGCGCGAGTCGCTCGTGGCAACTCAGGAAGAAGCTGATGCGCTTGCCGCCGATTGGGAAACTGAAGGCCGCGAGACAGTCATTCTCTCGCTCCCAGCCGCCATGCGCCGCCGCGCTCAGCGTACTGTCGCCGACATTGACAAGGCGAACGAAGTGCGTGAATGGCGCAGCACTATGCGCGAGACCGAAGATTTAATCGCGCAGGAGCTGAATAAAGATATTGAAGAAGCGGAAACTGTGCGGCGTCTCGTCAACCGCCCCAAGATCGGTGCGTCGCGTTCTCGCGCTGCGCGGGCGATACTGACGTATGCTAAGGCGAAAGAACGTAACAATCGCAAACAACGACTTGACGGGTTCGACCTTCCGCGCAACCGCAAATTTGCAACACCTGAGTTGAACGAGCGCTATCGTGAGCTGTGGAACGAGTACGCGGATCTCACGACTCGCGCCGAGGTTGCTACTACGGCTGAAGGTAAGCGGGCCGCGCAGGCGGAAGCATCGGCGATCCGCGACCTGCTAATTACGTTTATTCGCAACAACCCGAGTAGCACAGCGGTTGAACGCATTGTACGCGTTGCACAGAAGCTCGACCCTACTATCCAAACGAAAACGCGCAACTCTGAAAGTGCTCCCAATTCGGAGACGCTCGAAAGCGTTACGGACGAGATGCCCGAGATGTCTCGCGTACAAGTTCGCGAGCTTTCGGGTGAAGCGCTCGATCTTGCATTCATGCGCGCGGCGAACTATCTCTCGGGACTGCGCAAAAAGATGGTCGAAGATGATCCATCTGATAAAGATAAGATCCCCGGCTATCGTACGTATACAGTTGTTGGGCGCTCTTACAACGAACTTGTGCAGAAATACTCAACGCCGTCAGAGCGCAAAAAACTGATTTTGCGTGCACAGCGAATCAAGCGTGCGCGCAAATGGACGACGATCCGGAAAGGCGGCCTGACTTCAGCGGCTACTGAAAGTGAACGCGCATATCAGCGGCGTAAAGACAGTCTGCCGTTTGAGTCGGCTGTTATGGATAGCGAAGGGCAAAATCTCGCTGAAAGCTCTGATGAGGTTCGGGCGGAATTTGTCAAAAAACTCGATACCGCGCGGCAAGAGCTGACGTCTACGCTTTCGCGGACAACTGCGCTTCACGCGTCGTTGTATGACGGCGAATACGCGCAGATCGCATCTGAGCTTACGAAAAACGGGCGTTCTGACGACGCTCGCGACGCGATTTACGGACGCGCATATCTGCAATCGCTTAACCAGTTTGCGCAGATGCTCCTGAATGCAAATGCGAAAACTTTGACTGCCCTGCGTGAATTGAGAAAAGTCACGAAGCTGCTTCAGTCGCTAGAACACAAGCAGCCCCGCAAGTTGGCGCGACAGCTTGGAGCAATGATGCGTGCGGAATCGCGCGAGCAAGTTCTTACGGTGTTCGCAAAAAACCGTATCGTGCTTAAAGGACTAAACATTCCCGAAAAACGAGCGGAGATGACAGCGAAAACGAATCGTGCAGTTGTCGCAGCAGCACGACTTGAGCGCCGCTGGAAGCGAAATCTATTCTTCACTCGTACCATTGCGCCTTACATGCGCAAGCTTGTTGAGTTTGTAATGAGCGACGGGCAGATGGGTGTTCGTCGCGGCGCAGTCGTTGTAGGCCGCCCGACGCAGCGCGAAACAGCAGAAGTTGCACTTGCTCTGCAAAAGCTGCGCACTGCACCGGAAACGAGAACCGAGTTGTACGTCCCGTTGCGCAAATGGTTCGAAGAGATGGGGTTCGCGTTCAAAGATGGCGAAATGCTCATACCTTCGCCATGGAAAATTCCCGACGACATCCTTTTGCAGCGGCGTTATAACCGTCGGTTTGGCGAACGCAATGATCCAACGCTAATCAACGCCGAAGCGATTTCAACCTATTCGAGCCCGGACGGTACGGAACTGGAGCCGTTTACTTCCATCGATACGCGCACACCTGCTCAGCAGCTGCGTGACTATCAACGTGGTATTGAAGAACGGCGCAACTCGTCGACGGTTGAGATCACTGCTGCGGGCTTTGACAAACTCCGCATCATGGAAGCCCGCAATCAGGCAGTACGCCAATTGCGAGCGACGATCAATTCAAAAAACGTTACCGCCGCCGAAGTCATCGCTGCCGAAGAGCGCTATTTTGAATTTTTGAAAACTATGGGCGTGGCGGATAAGTACGCTGATCGTCTAAATCGCTGGAAAGTCACACTACCTGACGGCACAACAACTGTGCGTATGGTCGGTCCGCGCCTCGCTGCCGGGAAGATGGACGTTAGCGAAGCTCGCGAAATTATGCTGAATCTCTACAAAGAACGTGAGTTCAGCCCAGAAATGGTGCGTTATACACGGTTGCACAAAGAAGCGTCGAAAACGTTCGAAGAATTTGAGCGCAAGCGGAAGTTTCGTTATAGCGCAGCGGAACGTCGCCGGGTTCGGGCGATCACGGAAGAGCGCGTAGAAGAACGCAAGAACCGTCAAAATGATGGGCTATTTTTCCTCAAAGAAACGGCAACGCCGCAGCAGTTTGTCGAAGCAGGGCGCAATTTCAACGAGTTGATGGACTTGAACAGCGGCGTGGTATCAATGAACGACGCGCTGATCGCACTTTGGCGTAATCTACCGTCCAACTCGCGGTTTGCCGAGATCGCTCAGCGCATCCTTGACTTGAACATGGATGTGGAAGTTGTCTGGGCAAATAGCCTTAGCAACGGCGCTACGGAGCTTTTTCCCAAGGCCGTGTTCCGATTCGGTAGCGGCTTGCAGACCATCAAAGTTAACCGGGAATGGTTTAACCGTATCCGGACGAGCAGTGACAACGCGCATGCGGCGCTCACTCATGCCCTGCTGCACGAAGCTGTGCACGCGGCAACAATCGGCAAGCTAGCACAGGATCGAAACCTGCGGTACACCTTAGAAATGCTACGGGGCATGGCCGCACGTGAAATCGCTCGGCGTGGGCTCGGTAAGCCGTACGGCGTGACTAATGTCTACGAGTTCGTGGCTGAAGCGTTCTCAAACCCCAAGTTTCAAGAGACGCTTGCCAGCATTCGTGTGGAACCCCAGCAGTCGCTCTGGCAGAAGTTCCTCAAGCTGCTACGCGATATGCTTGGGCTGCCGTCTGAGCCGCGTGTCGAAAACGCGCTAGATGCAGTGCTCCTGACGACCGATCAGCTGTTCGCGGGCATCGATATCCGCAACATGCAGGCATCGGAGATGTACCTCGATGGCCCGACGCAATCGAAGCTGAACGATGTGATCGGTCGTTTGAAGCAGGGGCGTGAAGTTCGGGACATGCTGAAATCGCGCACTGCCGAAGTCAAGGAAAACACTTCTTCCGGCATTCTCGCCGTGATGACAATGGAGCAGATCCGCGACTTTTTCGGCAAGCACTTCCAGATCTCAACGAACGCTTCGCGTGCAGTCGATCGCAACCCCCTGAACGAATACTGGCGTGCGTTCACCGAGCGCAACGCCATGAACTCAGAGCTGATGGAGCGCGCTGACTCGCTCTCGCGCGAATGGACAAAGCTTGCCGAACAGAAGCCTGAAGAAGCTGTCGAGCTGTCGCGCTTGATGACCGAAGCGACGATAGACGGCATTCATCCCGACCTGCCGCTGACTGATGAACTGAACAATCACCTGAAGCATCCCGAAAAGAAGGTCAAGCACGCTGAGCTGGCTGCACGGTTTGCAAAACTGACTGACGGTGCGAAGCTCTACAAAAGTTTACGTAACTACTACGCTGACTCGCTAAAGCGTGAGGTAACGCTGCAAACGCTGAATGCTTTGCGTGCAGTTTTGACGTCAGGTAAGGACGGCATAAGCCGCGAGGTCTTCGACAAAACGTACAACGAAGCAAGCGTCGAAGCACGCAAACTCAACACGAAGAAAGGTCTGCGGGCGGAATTTTCGGAAGACATCTTGTCCGATTCTGAACTTAACACGATTGTGCGTATCGCGTCGATTCCGGCAAAATGGAAAGGTCCGTATTTTCCGTTGTCGCGTTTTGGTGACTACTCGGTGTATGCCGAGCGCGTCACCGAACGCAAGTTATTCCACGACAAAACTCAAGCCGCAGAATATCGCGACACGCTTCGCGCCAATGATTCGACGATCGATGCTTCGGTTAAAGAAGTCGATGGCGCGTTCATCGTCGAAGTTAAAGAAATTGAATACCGGCTTGCTGAAACGCGTACAGAGGCAGACGAAGCGCGTCGCGAGATGGTTGCGCGGTACGGCGAAAAAGCCGTTACGCCAATTCAGCTGCGCACGCAGTCGTACTTGCGGGATGCGGCGATTTCAAATGACCAAGGCTTGTCGTCGATCCTGCAGAAGCTCGAAGGCAACGACGCAGCAAAGGCGGCGGTTAAAAACTTTTACCTTCGTACTCTGGCGGACAGCTCGTTCCGTAAGCACGAAGTAAACCGCAAAAACCGTCGCGGCGTGAATTACGAGCTGCAGCATCGGGCGTTCGCCAACTATGCAAAATCAGCTTCGTATTACACAGCCCAGCTTAAGCACGGCTGGCGTATGGCGGAAGCAAAAGCCAAGATGCGCGAAGTAGTGCGCGATCATCGGGACGAATCGACAATCACTTCTATTCGCATGGGGCAGATTCTTCGCGAGATCACAAAGCGCGACGAAATGACGACAGACCCTGTTGAGCTAAGCAAGCTCACGCGGCGGGGTACAATGCTCTCGCACTTCATGCTGCTGACCTCGCCGTCCTACTGGATTATCAACGCGACGCAGCCTTATACCGTGCTGCTGCCGTGGTTGGGGGCTCGGGGCGGTTACATGCAGGCAGCTGCCGCACTTGCGCAGGCGCAGAAGCTGATCGCTTCTCCGCTGATATCGGAGTCGGTCTCGTCGTGGGCCGGCCTAAAGGCGCTCAAGAGCAAGGTAGCCGCCGAGAAGGCGTTCACCGTTTTGGAACAGGTTGAGAAGCACATCAAGGAACGCGGCGGCCCCCGTGCTGACGATTATCTTGACATGCTTAAGCAGCTAAAACGCCAGTCGATCATTGACTTGTCATTCATTGCCGAACTTCGTGAGATGGCTGAAGGCGAGCAGGCGACCCTGACTTCGCGAGTTCTCGACGCCTCGCGGATCATGTCGCACCTGACTGAAGTCAACAACCGCATCATCTCTGCTCTGGCGTCTTACGACGTAGCGCGTGCGCAGAAGCTCAACCACGAACAGTCTGTCGAGTTCGCGAAGCGCGCGGTCTCGATGACACAATTCAACTACTCGGCGGGCAACAAGCCACGGCTGTTCCAAGAAAAGGGACCGCTCGGCGTCGGCGGCCCGCTGATGTTCCAGTTCATGCAGTACCCGCAGCACATGTACGCGCTGATAATCGGCGAGTTCATGAAGGCAGTAAAAGGTGGTACGCTGGAGCACAAGACCGCGATCAAAACCTTGGCGGGTGTGTTTGCAACGCACCTTGTCGCGGCAGGTGTGCTCGGAGCCACGTTGCAGCCGCTCAAGTGGGCGATTGGCGCAATGATGGCAATGTTTGATGATGACGACGATCGCGTGCAGGACGTTCTTTCGGGCGACAAGTTTAATCAGGTGTTCCGCGAAGTTGTTGCGGATCTGTTCGGCACGGATGCGGGGTTGTTGATCTCGAAGGGCTTACCCGCCGCGCTCGGAGCCGACGTCTCGGATCGTATGTCACTCGGCACGTTGTATTTCATCGACCTGAAGCCCGAGAACGCGGAGAGCCTGCTAGGCTCAATGGTTATGGCGTTCGGCGGTCCGCTGCCGGGCATCGTGACCAGCTGGTTCAAGGGCTTTCAGGAGATCGAGAAGGGTGAGCTAACCCGCGCTGGCGAATTTTTTGTACCAAAAGCAGTCAAGGATCTCCTGCAAGCGAAGCGTTTCGCCGCCGAAGGCGTGACGTCTGCGACAGGTGCTGTAATTGTTGCCGACAAGAACATAGAGCCGAAAGAGCTGTTCCTGAAATCGTTGGGTTTTCAGCCCACGCTTGTAAGCGAAGCATATTCGGCTCAGAGCGCGATCAAGCGGCGCGAACAGACCGACGACGCTGTCCGCACGCGTTTGACAAACATGTTCCTGCGCGCCAATACGCCGGAGGAACGCAAGGCGGTGCGGCAGGCGATCATGGAGTATAATCGTAATACAATAATACCAATCACTTACTCGTCGCTGATGCGTAGCCGTGCGCGCTCGCAGGAACGTGACAGGAATATTGCTCGCTACGGCGCAGACCTGCGCGGTGTGTATCAGCGGTACGCAAAAGAAGCCGAACCCTACGCAATCGAATGAAAAAGTTCTTGACAGCATTGCTGACATTCGCGGCTTCGTTAGTGGCGGCGTGTCCGGCCGATCGGGCTTGCCTTTCATGGACCGCACCGACGCGAAACGTCGACAATTCGCCAATTCGCCTTCCAATCACGTATCGTGTCTACCGAATCGGTTCCCCGATCGTGTTGGTAGGCACGACTCAGGCGCAGTCGTTTGTGGTGACGCAGCAGCCGAGCGGGCAGCAATGCTTCGTCGTGACTGCCAACACAATCGGTGGAGAGTCGGAGTTCAGCAATCAAGCATGCAAGTTTCTACGCCCCAGCGCGCCGACCGACGGCGCGATTGAGGCTCTAAGCAATGGTGCAATTGAAGTGAGGTAGTTATGGCACGAATACGTGAAATCGTGATTCGATTTCGACCTTCAACGTCTGCCGATGTGGTCGCCTACAGGTTCCGCGTGCGTCGGGCAAACACAGTTGCCGCGTACGACACTCCGTTCGACGATCAGCCGGCGCGCACAGCGGATGCGGATGGCTTCCTTCGGTACCCCGCTGCAAACATGCAGCAGTTCGAAGGGCTCGAAGGACTGCATGACGTTCATGTCACGGCAGTCGATGCGCGCGGCAACGAGTCGGACTTTTTGGAGATTGACAATCAGACTTTCGATCTCAGCCCTCCGGAAGCGCCCACGGATGGCTCAATCGAGTAATACGGGCGTTGCGAGAATGGCTTCGTAGGCTGTTTAGGAGGCTGTGATGAACTTCATGTCAGGGCTGGTGATCGGAGTCGTGGTCGGCGCAATCGGCCACGCGTTTGTTCTACCGCTGCTTGCCAAGGGCTACGCGCTCGTCAAGGAGAAACTCGGTGGCAAAACAAACGCGTGAGTCGACGAAGGAGTACTACGAGCGGTACCACGCAAGTCCAGAAGCGCGTAAAGAACGCTCGATGCGCAATCAGGCACGGCGAGAGATGGAAAAAAGGGGGCTCGTGCGCAAAGGCGACGGCAAAGACGTGGATCACAAGAAGCCCCTGTCTCGCGGCGGTACCAACGCCGACAGCAATCTCAGGGTTCAGTCTCGGGCTGAGAATCGGGGCTATCGGCGGGACGCAAAGAATCGTCCGGTGTGACCTGTGCCGCCATGGCGTCGAAGTGTTCATCGAGATGCTTGGTGGACACTTCGTAGCAACGCTGTGGCGGCAGTTCCCACTTCGTCCCGATGCCAAGGCGAACCCGGACGGTCTTCATCCCGAGTTCCTGTTCCATACGCGTGATGGTCGAATAGACCGGTAAGCCACGGAAATCAAGCCAACGACGAAGCTCCTGTTGCGGAATACGCAGGAGCTTTTCTTCGCGACTGAACACGTAGGCGAGTTTGTCGGCTCGCGGCGTGCCGCCCGAGATGTCCGGGAGGTAGTTGCGCCCATTCTGGCGCGGCGAAGGAAACTTGTCGATGTGCAACGCGCGGTCTTGATAGGTCTGCAAGAACGCCGCCAACACTTCGTTTGACTCCAGCATCGAACGCACGCCACTTGTCCGGGTCCGCAGCCGCGTGAGATTCTGTAGAAGGTAGCTAGTCATTGAGCGAACGTCGATCTCGGTAAGTTTCAGCTCGTTGGCGATCTTTGCTCCCACGATCAGAATCGTGATGACGGCAAACCAGTAACGCTCAGACGCCTGCATATTCGCAATCTTGGCAAGCTGCACAAACGTGTTATTAACGCGCTGCTCGACTTCAGGGGCATGGGATGCGAGGTACTGGGCGTAAACGCGCCCCGCGTGCCCGTAGTTTGAACTGATATGCTCGAACAACAGCGCGATCTCCGCGCGGTTGCGGTCGCTCTCAAACGGCTCGACGTTCATCTCGAACGCACGCACGACGCCTGCATCCGTACCAGCCGCGTAGCGCGCCATCGCATCGAAGATTGATTCATTCGACGCGACAACCACCATCGTGTCCCAAGATCCGGTCTCGCGCACGGCGGCGTTGCTGTCGAGTCGCATACGTTCCTTGCCTTGCGTGATCTGAAACGCGAGCTTCGTGAACTCTTCGACCGTCTGCTTGCCGCGCAGCTCGTCCCAGTAAGCGGGAAGACTTTTCAGGAAGCCGAGCTTGCGCGCGACGGATTTCGGCGTGTCGTCAACCGAGTTGATTCCGTCTTTCGCGCCCCACACGGCCTGTGACACTTTCAACGCTGACGATTTGCCTACACCGCTGGCAGAAGAAACAATTGATAGTACCGCGCCCGCCTGCCCCGTAAACCTCAGCAATGGAGTTCCAAAAGCGGCTGCAAGAATTGCTGTAAACGCCGGGTTGTTCTGCTCTGCAACGAACTTCGCTACTTTCTTCCATGGCTCAATAGTCCCCTTCGGTTCGTACATCTTCGCAATTTCGCGAAACTCGCGTGCCGCACGAACGTCGTTGCGCACGCGTCCGTCAGCATAAAACGTAGTGGACCCGCACGAGAAGCCGACGAATTTCTGTTCGCCACCTTCCTCGATAATCAGCCAGCCGAGATTCTCGGTGACGTCTGCAATACGGCGTGCCGCTTGCAGTTTCTCAAGCCACGTGCTCATAAGTTCCTGAAAGCTCTTCGGTTCAGATCCTTTAAAAACAAGGCCGCAATCGGCAAGCTGCTCGGTTAGCTTTCGGGGGTTGCCCAACGCTGCTCCGGGCAGATGCACCGACCACGGCCTTGAATCCCTGACACTAACGTCAAACTGGATGTCGTAGCGCCCTGTCACCACGCTGCGCGTTGCACGTAGCCTCACGGGGATGTGACGCAAAACTTTCACCCACTCCTGCTCAGTCTTTCCGCTTCCTCGATCGATAACCATGAGACGCTCGATACCCGCCTTGTTGGGCGCAGCGCGCCAACCGAACGGAAGTCCGTCAACCGGCGCGACGTCACCGATGCCAAGCTGCAAGGGCGTTTTGACGAACCCATAATGCGGGCAAAGCTGGCACGCTGCCTTGCGGTACGCCTCGAACGTAGAGCATAGCGTCGGTCCTGCGGTGTTCTGCTGGCGCTGCCGCCATTTTATCTCAGTCGCGCGCTCGGAATATCCAAGGTGCCCGTTGCTGACGGAATGCACCCATTGCTCACCATCCTCGCAGTGCCGCAACAGCTGAAGCATGGCGGTCCACTCGGGCTCCGTTGCGTCCTTACCATGCGTGTCTGCATGGTGCTTCGCCACGGCGCAGTGCTTGACGATCTCTTCGAACTGGCTGGGCTCGCTCTTGCTGGTCTTGATACCCCCGGTAAACTCTGCCAGCACAGCGGCAGAGATGGTCGAAGAGATGGGGGCGCTGGCGCGCACCCATGGGAGCAAAGCGGCGTCCAGCGTGTTGTAGTCAAACGTTTTGCCACTCGCGTATAGAATCTTGACGGGCTTTGGGGCTGCCGGGTCCTTGAAGTTCCACGTACCGGGGGGTCGCAGGACCCGGCAAGCGTCTCCGGTGCAAGCTAGGTCGGCCTTCAGGTCGTGTTGTTTGGCAGCGCGCTTGAGCGCCTCAGAGAGCCTCAGCCAGCGGTCCAGCGAAACAGCCTCATCAAGCGGCCAGTAAACGTGCACGCCGTTCCCTGAGCCTACGAGGATGGCAGGGGCGGGCAATCCCGTGACTTTGCAAAACGCCTGCAGGGCGGCCACGGCGGCGGCGGGGTTGGCGTAACCCTTCTTAAAGTCGATATCAAGCCACAGGGCCTTAAGCGCCTCGACGTTGTCCCTGACGCGCAGCACGCGCTTGCGCCTGCCAGTCTTCGAGTCCGGGGGGCCTTCATGAAACCCCTGCCGATAGGACGCAAGGGCGAAATAGGTGTCGTATCTGTCGGCAGCAAATTCCTGAATGGTTTCGATCGCGTCACTGAGGCTTTCCAGACACGCATGGAAAAAGGTGAAGTAAACACCGCTCGGGCCGATGTTCTCCACGCGCTTTGCGACGACCATGAGCCCTTGTGGCACCACGGTCAAAAGGAAGTCTCTAAGATCCACTCCGTCAACCCCCGGAGATCCGCTCCGTCAACCCCCGGAGATCAGGGGCTCGTGCGGTAGGAGGGGGATTTGTAACCCTCCCTGACAGCCCCACACGAGCCCCTGAAGTCGTCAACTCTTCAGAATCGAGTCCAGCATCGACTCGAAGTCGCTGTTCTTGGCTACCTTCTTAGCGGTGAACGCGGGGGCCGGAGCTTCGTCATCCTCGTCGACCGTAGTCGGCACGGACTTCTTGGTCTTGAACTTCGACGGAGCCGGAGCTTCGTCATCCTCATCAACCGTGACCGGCACGCGCTTCGCCTTTGCAGGTGCGGGAGCGGGAGCGGGAGCCGGAGCCGGAGCCGGAGCCGAAGCTTCGTCATCCTCATCAACCGTGACCGGCACGCGCTTCGCCTTTGCAGGTGCGGGAGCGGGAGCGGGAGCCGGAGCCGGAGCCGGAGCCGAAGCTTCGTCATCCTCATCAACCGTGACCGGCACGCGCTTCGCCTTTGCAGGTGCGGGAGCCGGAGCTTCGTCATCCTCGTCGACCACGCGCGAACGCGCCTTCTTGGAAGCACTCGCAGCGGCGGGAGCCGGTTCGTCTTCGGATTGAGTCGGGTCAAAACCGGTAGTTCCCACCGCCGCAAGTTCATCGGCCTTGGCGAGAATGCGCAGCGCTTCTTCGCTCTCCCGCAGGACCAATATGGCAGCGGCTTCGTCGTCATCGAGTAACGTCGTAGCGCGGAACTTCATCTTAGGGTGCGCGACCTGCGCATCGAAGCTGATGCGCGTACCGACAGCAAACGGCAAGATGCCGCGCGGCGCAAGTACACGCTCGCTGTACTCCTTGAGCGAGTTCAGTGAGCCAGCGGGGATGCGAACCAGCAGGAGCGTCGCATCCTTGCCTTTTTCGGTAATCTCGTGATGGAACGCCACGGCGACGCGACGCGAGTCGGCGCACGCGCGAGTCTTGCTGCCGCTCGGCGTCGGCCTGCCGCTGCCCCACGCATTCATCGGGCATGTAGCGCAGTTCTTCGAAATCGGATTGATAACTTCGGCATCGGGCTTGACGCTGTTAGCCGACCAGCAACGCGGTTTGTCGTTCGAGCCTTCTTCGTAGCCCTGCTCGTAGTAAATCTTCGACAGGTGCGGATTGGCACGGACGAGCACTACTTCGATCGACGGCATTGCATCACCGTCCTCATTAACGTAGTTCTCTTCGGTGCCGCCCTTGCGGACACGCCATACCTTGCCCCGGTACGAGATGACCGGGAAGCCCGCAGCAACACCTGCGGAAAACTCACTCGTTGCCGCACGCAAATCAACGCCCTTGAAGACAGCGGGCAGCTGCATCTTCTGAACTTTTACTGGAACAGACATTACTTCGGCCTCCGGATGTTGACAGTGTGATCGATAGAAAACTTAACGCCGGGAGGAATGTCGCCAGCGTTGGCCATCTCTTCCATGAAAGTTTTATTGGCCTTGATGTCAAGCGCATTCCATGCTTCCTGCTCGCGCACCCAAGCCATGAACGCTTCGGGGTCTTCAACCGTTGCGCTTGAACGCTTCGAGCGGTAGACGGTGCCGACACCCTTGGCGGAGAGCGTGTCGGAGCCGGTCGAGTTCAGATACTCCAGAAGATCTGCTTCGAGCTTCTTCATGGCTTCCACTACGCGCTCTAAGCTCTTCTTGAACTCATCCTCAGCGGCTTTTTTGTAGTCGCGCAGCTTGATGTACTGCGCAACCTTCTCAATCGGAGTTGTCATAGCGATTCACCTTCCTCGAACATTTCTAGTAGAGCGCCCTGCAAGTCTGCTTTGGCTTGCAGTCTTTTGTAGAGCTTGACTTCAATCTTGGACCCTGTCAAGTGTACGATAAGCTGTTTGTTATCTTGACCGGGGCGCGTGATTCGCGCACACGCTTGCTCGTAAGTCTCAAGGCTTGTCGTCGGCGTATACCACACGATCGTAGAAGCTGCCGTAAGAGTAAGCCCGTGGCTCATACACTTGGGATGCGCAACCAGAACCTTTAAAAAAGACGTGTTCTGAAAGTCCCTAAACTGCACATCGCGCTGGGCTTTCGGGGTCGAGCCCGTCACCAACGCAACATCGTATTTTTTCGTAAGCAAATGTTTATAGACTTCATGCGCGGCGTGGATAAAGTCGACAAACACGATGACCTTGGCAATCGTCTCGTCAAGCACGCCTTCAAGCGCGTTCAGTCGGGGCGCAGGATCGAGCGACATGATCTCGCGCGTGTGTGAGGTATACACCCACCCTGCCGAGATCTGCAACAGCTTCGAGAACAGTACGCCTTCGTTGGCAGCGGTGATTTCACCCTGCGCGTACTGGTATCGCAGGTGTTTAGAGAGCTTGTCGTAAACTTCCTGCTGCCGCGTCGAGAACTCAACCTCGCGGGCGGTGAAGCTGACAGGCGGTAGCTCTACGCACTCGTCACGGCGAAAGCGCACGGCAGGCTGAAATAGCTCGAACACCGTGTCGTTGGCGTCGGGCTTTGCGACCCAACGAAACTGCGAAACCTGCCGCATCGTGGCTTTCTTGAAATGCGAAAAATGCCTCGGCACTTTATGTGGCATGAGCAGCTTCACTTGCCCGTATGCATCTGGAGGTTCGTTGGGTGTTGGAGATCCGGTAAGCCCCCAAACAAACTTGCGCTTGTTAACGACGTTGTTCAGATTCTTCCATCGCTCAGTGCGCGCATTACGAAACGCGGCGACTTCGTCAATGACGATGCAGTCGATATTTTCCTTGGCGACAAGAGCTTCGCGGATCACGCTTACGCCATCGTGGTTGATGATGTAGATGTGTGCATCCTCTTTGAGCTTCGCCAGCCGTTCAGCGCGCGAGCCGTATAGCACGATTGTCTTGAGGTGTCGGAAGTACTGGAAAATCTCACGATCCCACACCGCCGATAGTGTCGACAACGGCGCGATGATGAGTGCGCAGCGGATACGCTCTTCAAAAATCAGATGGTCGATCGCAAACAGCGCTGCACGCGTCTTGCCGGTGCCCATCTCGGAAAGTACAAACGCACGCGGGTTCATCGTAAGCATCGCTGCGGTCACACGCTGCGTGTGAAACGGCTTGCTACGATTCCAGTCATAATAATAGTTAATCGGCGCACCGACTTTGAAGCCGCAGTTGCGCGCGAAACGCGTGGCTTCGAGCGTGTGCGGCACGGCAAGCATGCGCCCGTGCTCAGGCGCAAATAGCTCGCGGCACTCAGGGATGACACCTGCAATGCGCTCGTCGTAGGGGACGACGAACCGCCGATGCTTTAGGGATACGTGTGCTTGTCCAGCCATCGCTGTAGCTCGCACATCCCACTGTAATCGCCTGACGCGTCGCGGCACTCGCCAATGACAAACACCGTAACGCCGCCACGCTCCATGGCGGCTTTCGTCGCCTCCTGCCGTGCCGTGAGCCCCTCGCCGGGGGTTTTGGTCTCGATAGCGAACGCCAACCCGCTATAACTGTACAGGCGCGAGCGCACTGATCCAGTACAATCAAGTGTCGGCGCACCGTAGCCAGTCTGAACCGGCCAGTGCGTCCAGATATCAGCCTCATATTTCTTCAGCAGCTTCTTGACCGCTGCTTTCACTTTGCCTTCAGGCGTCATGCATCACCCCGGAAGATCGTAAAGCATTATGCATTGCGCGTGGAACTCGGGCGAGTTGATCTCATGTTCAAAACACTTAACCTTATGCCCGTTCTTGAAATGAATGCACACTGCGTGTAGGTCTCGATCTATGCAGTACTCAACGTCAATCTTAGCTATGGCGTGCCCCAACGCCTTGTGCAGTTTGAAGGTGATGACTTCCGTCTTCACCGCCAACATCGGGCGCGTCGCCATGTCCGTAAGAATAGCCATGTCAGCCTCGCGTGTTGTGCACGCAATTCGTGACCGGGCAGAACTTGCAAAACCCGGACGACTTGGCAGGAAACGTCGTCGTCTTCAGAGCCTGCTCGATCTTGTCGACGCGGGGTTGAAACGCATTCCAGATTCCCGACATGTCACGCGCGGTGAACGTGTGCGGCAGAATAGTGCGGTGCTTTAGGAAGACGAATAACGTCGTAAACTTCGTGATCTCGGGCATCCAGCGCGAGAGCACCGCAGCACACAGCGCCATCTGAGTCGGATCATCTTTCACCTTGCCAGTTTTCCAGTCGACGACGATAGCCTCATCGCTCTTGACAATCAGCAAATCGACAATCGACCGCACCCAAACATCGCCTGCGAAGAAGTCGACCGGCTGCATCTTGGCGTTGAGCGCAAGCTTTATCTCTCCGCGTTTTTCGCCGGGTGCAGTGGCAAACTTAGCGGCAGTCGACTCGAACGAACGGAATTCCAATGGCAGTGGAATATCTTTGACGACGCGCTTGTACATCGCATCGTGAATTTTTTTGCCTTCTGCGGCGAATTCGTTGTCCTTGTCTTTGAAATCCCGCTCAACGTTGATATGCCAGTACTGCTTCGGGCAGTTCTCGAAGCGCGTCAACGCTGAATACGACCATGCAAACGGCTTTGCCACGTTCACTTCCCGCGCATCACGAGCCAGCTGTGAATCTCCGGAGAGCATAGAAATGCCACTCCGGAAAAGTTCACATTGCTACCCATTACAACGACTGACTTCGACACAATCACTTGCTCCGCAGCGTGTGAATGATGCGGTCTTCACGTTCACGCAACTCTTCGCGGGTCACGTAACTCGATGTGTCGATCGGCGGCACAACCGTGACCGAGGGAGCCGAGGATGTCGGAGTAGGAGGAACGCAAGTCGGTAGCGTAACGCCGCGCTTCGCAGCGCGCCTACCGGCACGCGACTTGTTCAGCACCTCGCAAGCAGCTTGGTAGGCTCCGAGCGCTTGATAAGACTGCGCGAGCATAAAGTCGTAGCACTGCTCAGGCGTG